TCTTACTTCCCATTCTGTTTCATCAGGATATTGATCAGTTGTTAATTCTATTTGAAGTATTTCTGAATTAGGAGGACAAGTAATTAAACAAGTTCCATCATCATAATTAGCCCATGGATTCCAATTAGGTGAAGTAGGATCAGTACAACCAGGAACTGCACCGCATGGTAAACAAGACTCCCAGCATACTAATGGTAATACTGTATCTCTGTCTACATCTAATATTCTATTTACAAATCCAAAATCTTCTTGAAAACAAGAATTATTAGCACCAATAAATGGCTGTTCTTGTATAGCAAAATCATCAGCTGAAAATTTGTAAGGATATACTCCACCTGGTATTGATATAGTGGTTTCCCATATACCATTACCCATATCAGTCATTTGATTACAATCACCACACCACGCATTAAATATTCCATTTACCTCAGGAGTATCCATAGGAGGTGCATTTGAAATATCTAATTGAAATGTTACATCCCAAATATATTCACAAGCAGTTCCAAATAAAGTAAAATTAGCTAATGAGTCATAATTAGATGAATTAGGATCTAAACAACCAATAGTTGGTAAAGGACATGAGTTAGGTATTGTAAATGGATAGCCCCAAGCTGTCCAGTTTGTATATCCTGGTATGTCATCATTTTGAAATCCACACCAGTTACCAACAAAGAATTCAACTTCATCATTAGGTATACTGTCAAATCCATTTCCAGCTGCGTCCTCTAACCATAAAATATAATCTCCTGTATTAGGTAATTCAATATACTCAGTTATAAGTGTTCTTTCTCCTGCTGGACCATATGAGCCACCTACATAATTACCTCCTTGATCAACTGTATCACCAGTTGCCACTTCTTCAACATACCAAGAAAATTCTTCGGGATGAGTATCAGTTTCTAATCTAAATGCTACCCAGCTTGTTTGAGCTGATAGAAATAAAGGTAAAAATGTAATTAGTGTTAATAAATTCTTTATCATGATCGTGAGCCAAATATTTTTTCGGCTCCCGCAATTCCTAGAGAACCTAAGGTTATCAAAACAAATGAATTATAAATAAACTCGTTGATTACTAGGTCTGTGCCTACATAACCTGTAAGGAGATCTGCCACTGCAAAAGTTACCATTACTGCAAATGAAAGGAATCCTATAACAGATTTTTCATTTATATCGTTTTTGTCTTTGAATATTTCTTTGATCCACATATTTCATTCTCGTATGTTTACCGACCAAATTCTAACATATAAAATGCTTTGTATTTAATATTCTAAACTATGCTAATAATGTTGGCCCTTATTTTTTATATATAGTTTTTTTCGTTAAATATTATTGCTTTTCTGTCGCGTATTTAACACCCATAATAGTTCCAATTATACTAAATGAGTTGGTAAGCAAAATTCCAAATAAATTTGACCATGTCGACTCTACGATTTTTGTATCTGCACCTATAGACATAACATAGATATACAGTCCAGTTGTTAACAGCCCTACTGAACATATAACTATCAGCGAGACTCTTACGATAGTACCTATTAATTCTGTCTGTACTCGTTTCTGTAGTGCATCCAAGTCTTCTACTGCAGCATCTCTAAGTAATTCTGCTTCATGCCTAGCTTTATCTGCTTCATCCTTAGCTATTTTAGTCTGTTCTAGTGATTCAGAAATCTGACGCATCAGCGCGTTGTTTGCTTTATCTGCATCTATTAGTTCTCTGTTTTGCGATTGGATCTTCTTAGTAATCGCAAGCCTCTTTTTTCTAGCGGATTGGTCCTTATCCTTGCACGCTGTCAGGTAATCGTTTATTTCAGTGTCACCTTCTTCAGCGCGCAATAGCTTTAGAATGTTTCCCTCTAAAAAAACCTTTTTTGATATTAACTGTAAAATTAAATCCCTATGGGAACCCTTTATAATCATATTATTTGTAAACTTTAAAAGGCATGATTCTATCTTTAAATCCTTCGTAATCTTCCCTAAATTGTTCCAATCGAGGCTCTATTTCGTCAGACTTTATAATCCAAAACTGTGCACCGACTTCTTTAGATTTTTCTATTTCATCTTGATCACTAGATGATGATATGATACCAATAACGACACCATTACCATATTCTTTGTTTATTTTTCTTATAAGTTCTATTCCATCAAATGAAGAACCTATAATGTTTAAATCTATAAAAGCACATGCAGGTCTATCACCACTGTGCCCATTATCATACCATTCCTTAAACATAGTTGCTGCATCGTCAGCTGAATTTACTGACTGTAAAGAAAGTGTAATGTCTAATAAGCTACATGCGTCTTCGAATACTAAATGAAATAGATCTTCATCATCTACTAATAATATTGATGGTATCATAATTTTATTTTTATTTTAGTTCCATTTTTAAGTTTTGTAGACTCTACTTCAAACCCATGTTCTGCTAGTATCGATATACAAATATTTAATCCTAAACCAGATCCTGCTTCTTTTTGATTTTTACCTCTGGTATACGGTTGACTGTAATGTCTAAATTGTTCTTTAGTCATTCCTCGGCCGTTATCCTTGATAATCAAATACCCTGATTCATAATAAATATTTATCTGTTTAGTTGGACTATCATTATATTTTAAGCCGTTTCTAATTAGATTGTCTATAGCTGTGCAAAATAATGATTCATTTACCTCCGCAGACGGCAATACGTCTATATTAACCTGTGATTTATAGGATGTTGACGACAAATAATTTTCTAAAATTACATTTAGATCAAGAAACTCTTTTTCTAGAATTGCATCTTTTTTAACTAAGTTTGTGAATTCTTTTACGCCATTGTAAACCCTTTGTGCATGTTTAAGCCCCTCCTCTAACATTTTCATAGGAGAAGATAAACGCAACTCTTCTATTTTCTCATCAGTGATTCTCCTTTTTAGAGATGATAGACCTCGAGGTATATATGTGTTAATTCCTGAATGCATGTCATGTCGCAATATTTTAGCTGCGTGTTCCAAATATGCATTTTTTCTTTCTATTTCTTGTTTCTGTACAACTGAATCTGTTATGTCCGTAACAACCTTGAGAACTCTTTCTAGATTTCCATCTTCATCCATAATAGGGTTGTAAGTGCCCTGAATGTAAACGGTTTCTCCATTTTTTTTATATCTCGTAAATTCACCAGATCTAAAATTACCGTTTCTTAAAGATTTCCAAAAGTTATCGTACCCTTTGGATATTTTTGTTTTTTCATCTACAAATATCGAATGATGTTCATTTTTTATTTCTTCAAGAGAATATCCCATCAAGTCCAGAAAGTTTTTATTTGCTGTTATAATATGCCCATGTGGTAAAAATTCAATTACTGCATTTGATTTATCAATAGCTGACAAAACGTTCTCAACTTCTTTTGATTTTTTATCAACCATGTCTAATGAATCCATAAGTTTAGTTATGTCCTGGCTTACAGAAAGAAAACCTATATGCTCACCGTTTTCATTAAATTCTGCCATCATCCAAGTGTTAACTATATAGCACCGTTCTTCTTTATGCATATTAGTTACAACCTCTTGCCATATAGATCTATATTTGACTGTAGTACTTATAGCGTTTTCCCAAAATTCATCATCATGATATTCCTTACAACCGAGTGAGTTATATTCCTTTCCTAAAAGTTCATGTGGTTTGTATCCAGATGTTTTGCAAAATAAATCATTAACAAAAACTATTTTACCGTTAGCATCTGCTCTCAATACCAAGCATGAATCATCAAGAATGTCTTGTAGTGCCTTTCGGCTAACCTTCTCTCTCTTTGTAGTCGTAAAAATTTGCCAACCCAAATGAAAAAAGAAAGGCAAGAACAATATAAATGAAAAATATTCAAAAAGATCTACTGTTTGAGAGTGCTCTATTATATCAAATACTCCTAGTGTCTTGACAACAAAAAATGTTAAAATTGTTAGCATAGCCGAAACGGCAGTAAAAATATACTTTAAGTCTATGACCATAAGTTATTTATTAACTATACTTAGAATAATATTCAATTAGCTCATCTACAATAGGATTTCTATGGTTAGTTTCAAGCAAGATGGCTGCTAAGTGCTCAATGCTTTCTGCTGCATCATATAAAAAGCTAAAACCTGATTCTCTTCTTGTTTTTAGATCTATCTGAGCAGCATCTCCACAAATTATCATTTTGCTTCGCAAACCAACTCTAGTTACAATCATTTGCATTTGCTCCATTGTCACGTTTTGTGCCTCATCAACAATTACACAGCTATCTAAGAATGTCCTGCCTCGCATAAATGAGATAGGTACTATCTCGATATCACTATTTTCTAGATGTTTATTTACCTTTTCACGATCATATAATTGATACATGTTTTGGTAAATTGGCTGAACCCAGGGATCTAGTTTCTCTTTTAAGTTTCCTGGCAGAAATCCGATATCCTCTTTGGATACGGTTGGCCTTGTTATAATAATTTTTTCGTATTCCTTTCGAAACAATCCATCTAAAGCAATTTGGCAAGCTAACAGTGTCTTTCCAGATCCAGCTCTACCAGCTAGAACTGTTATTGTGTTTCTTAATATTTTTTCTTTTGCTAACTTTTGCTCCTCGTTTAATGTAATATTAAATTTTATTGGATTTTTAGGTCTCCGTTTTTCATGAAACACAGATTCTTCGCGCGCTTCCTTTGACATAAACCAGTAGTATATTTTTTACCCTGTTTCATAATGCAGATTTAGGGCTTATACTGCTTGGTGAATGCCTTTCGAGGCCGTTGAACCTGATTCTTATCCAAACTATCAGTTGTGTCCTTTTCAGAAACAGATTCCTTTTCGTCGTTTGCACTCACATTAGTCGTATCATTGACCACCTTTGGCTCAACAACTACCTCTATAGTTTTGAGCTGTTCTTCACTTTGTTCTTTATCAGTATAATTGAAACCAATGTTTTCATTTTGATCAATTACATTCATAATTCTTTTGTTAGCTATTTCTTCTTCAGCTTGAATTTGTTTTGGTATCTGTAAATCATCAGGTCTTAAATAGTCAACCAATGATTTAATAAAACCTAAAGCTACAAGTGGTAAAATAGCACCACTTAAAATGGCTAAAATTCTTTTTTGTGTTAATGGCTCTTCTTCTTGTAGTCCGAATAACTCTATCCAACCCTGGAATTCTTCAAGGCTAACAAAGGCATGATATGAATTTGCCATCATTTGGAAAAGTGTTAATAGCAAGAATAGTCCCCAAACTAAAAATTTATTTGTCTTGTCTAATATAATGATTGCAGCAAGAGATGCTGCTGCACCCATTTCAAATCCAATGGCCAATGACCATGCCAAGTTTCTATCATGACTAAGATCAAAGAAATCAACACTATTGATCATAGATATTGTTGCAACTAAAATGTAAAGACTTGTAAAAATACCTATGATGAAAAAATTAACTAGTTTGCTTTTAGCAGCCGTCATCGCATCCGTTTTTATAAATTAATGATTCTAATATCTGAGCAACCCAAATACACTTGACTCCTATAATATCGTCAGTGCCACCTGTTTCAGTTGCAGGTTCGGTCAGCCTTATCTCTGCAAATATCTTACCTGGGCTTCTACTTGTACATTCTTTTGAAAGACAAACCTTAATTAAACCTTTGTCAACAATAGTTCCAGTTGAAGTGGTTCTCTGTAATACTTCTATAAGATGACCTGTACATCCTGTAGGTATGTTTGGCCAAAAGAAATTTGCAACTACACATTCTAGCTCATCATAGAGCATAACGTGCATTTCGGAAAACCTATCTAGATCGAGCGGTTTACCCTCTTTATTAAAAAGCTGTATTTCTACACAACCAGTTGCACCCTGCAACACAGTTAAAACACAATCGACCTGTGCTATTATTCTAGCACAAGTCGAAAGAACACAGGTTGGATCACCTGATCTGGGTGTGGGCACGCCTGGAATTATTCTACTCATTTGGATCTCTTTCTTCTAACGCGTTAATTGAGATTCTTTCTTTGTCAGATATCTCCTCAATTCTTAGCGTTTTCCATGCAGGTGTTTCTTTGATCAGTTCAACCATTTCATCCTCGGTTATTAATAGTTCATAAAGCTCACCAAACTTTTTAGCATTCATAGACTTTAAGGAATCTACCTCAGTCTGAAGGCTATCAAGGGTTTCCTGATGATCATCATAAGCTCTACTTATTCTTTTTTTAGTGCCACATGTCTGCATAAAAACTAGAAAAACAATAGTTAACACTGCATAATTTACGTATTCTGTATATTTCATATAAAAATTATTAAAAAGTTATTTGTCTTTAAAATTCTGTTTTGGTTTTGGTTTTTCCACTTTACCTTTGGGTACTCTGTGGTAAGTCTGGGTTGACCAATAATCCGAATCATCACATCTGCAGTCCTCTACATGCTCACCGCATCGTGGGCAGTTGTCTTCTTCTGCATCCATAAATGATGTAACTTCCGCCTCAGTTTCCCTGTCTGAACCATCACCCTGCTCTTCATCACCCGCTGGTATGATTTTAACTGATTTGCCTTCTAAGACAAAATCTGCAAATTTTTTAATTCTTCCCAAGATGATGATTTTTTCTTTATATATTTAATCTTCGTTGTATTTGGTGTGAAAATCTTTGACCATGGTTAAAAATTTAGCTCCATAGTATTGCATATCCTTCTCATAGATCTCAAAAACTTGTGGAAACCCTTCTTGTTCGTTACTTATCCAGATCTCTCCACCTTCAGGTTTCACGCCAGTCATTTCCCAATATGCAATGTAATAAGCTGCTGCCTGCAGAAAATAATCATCTATCCATTTTCTCTTTTTTGCCTTTCTGGCGGTTTTAAAGTCAAGAATTATAATACCGCCGTTTTGGTTTTCGTATATAGCATCAGTTCGCCCTGCAAACCCACCGTTCTTTGTTGACCAAACTGCTTCCTCTAATTTATCAACTCTTTTTATTCTATCAAATGTGTCGGTGTTGTAAAAATTGTAGAATAAACGCTCGCCCATTCGCCGTTCATCTCTAGTAAATCCCTCGGATTCACAATAACTTTTTATTTTCTCGCGAGCCTCCATGAGTCTAAGCCTTTCTTCCCTCTCGAATGAAGTTAAAAAATATTCAATCATTTGGTGCATAACCGTACCCCGGTTTGCAGAAAATTTTGTAATCTTCTGAGCCTTCTCCGCACCTACTCTTTCTATCCAATGTTTAATTCCTGATTTATCAGCAAATTCACCTATTACTGTGGTTACTGAAGGCAACAGCTTGTCAATTCCTACATCGTAATACCTCTTGCCATTTAAACTGACCGTCTTTTTAAGTTCTTGTGATATCGACATTAAAATATTATTTCTTTTGCATTATTAAAGAACTCTGCAATAGGCACGTTATATTTGCTGATAAGTTTAAAAATAACTCGAATAGCAAATATGCCAAGCACTGCACTTAATAATGACAGCAATATTCTGCCTAAATTAAGATATCTGCGAGCTGGTGCTAATATTAGTAAAAAGGCAGCAGCTCCTGGCTCATCGATTCTTTCCATCTCTGGTATCAATACATCAGAAACTCCTAACTTTAAAAATAACTCATCATAGTCTCTGAGCTTTTGTAGGACATATCCTTCCTGGACAGTTTCATTATGGTTAGCAACCTCTTCTGGTAAATTTATTACAGTATATGCACGACCAACCCAATCAACACGAAAGCCACTTTCGTTAAGAGAATCAGTATTTTCTTCTAATACTTTCTTAACCTTTCGCCATAATCTTATTTCTCGAATTAGCTTAAATATAAACATATTTTATTTATTTTACTGAAAAACTACCTCATTGTTTAATGAGTCTTTTACTAGTTTTCGCCCTCTGAATATTCTGTTTTTTACAGTTTGTAGATTGATTCCCTTTTCCTTTGCTTGCATCATGTCAAGGATATCATTGTACGATCTATTATTCAAAAACCGTTCTACCATGTAAGGCTTGTATAAGGCAGGAAGTGATTTAATTGCTTCGGTGGTCTTATCAAACTTCTCTTGCAAAATATTGTCTTCCTCTAAATACTCATCATTAGTTAGATCGTCGTCTGCTATAGACGCAGGAACAGCAGCTCGGCGAACATCTTGACCAGCATCAGTAAATGCATTCATGCTGACTCTTTTTTGACGGTCTCTAATTTTACCTATTGCATCATTATAGGCTATCTTGTAAGCCCAGGTTGTAATCTGATAGTCTTCATTATATTGATCTATCTTCAGGAATATTTTAGTAAGTGTCGTAGATACAACATCCTGTGTTAACTCTGGATCTTTTAATATCTTATTTACATAACTTGTTAATCCTGGTTTTATTTTTTGGTATAGTTGAGAAAAAGATTCCTCAGATCTTGTATTTTTAAATTCACTTGCTAGTTGACGATAAGTTTTGTTCATTTATTAAGTCTTTAAGGGTTGAAAAACGAATGGGTGCATAATTCCAGAAGTCGATACACGCATTTATGCGAAGCTCTTCTGTTAAATTTGTTTTATGTGAAAATATAGTGTGGCCGTGGATGTGTATAGTACCAGAGCTCTTACCAGGCCAAACTCGTAATGGATAATGGCAAAGAACTAAATCTCGTTCTTCTAATATTACTATATCATTGTCAATAATGTTTATTGTCTCGTCAGCTTCCGACATGAGTGATATTGCATCATCGTCGTCGCTTACACAAAATATAATGTTACCATTCAGCCTAGATAACATATTTTCAGCTGTTATAGGATCCCAAGCAAAATTGCCAAGGTGAAACACTATGTCACTTTTAGATACCTTCTCATTCCACTTTTCAACAAGAGTATCATTCATCTCATTCAAAGTGCTAAAAGGTCGGTTTGCGATATCTATGATTTGCTTTCTGCCAAACCAAGTATCTGAAGTAATAAAGAAATCAAATGAAGGATCATCAATGGCCTTCAAAAGCTCTTCTTGGGTTTTTATCATGTAAGTTATTTAGAATACTAATATAACAAAAAAATTATTCAGTTGAAAATCTTCCTGAATCATCTGCTAAAGTCATCTCAATCATTTGCTTAGAATATTCATCGAGCTTATCTTTAGATGCCTTATCCATCTTCTCACCGTAGAAGTCTTCGTAAATCTTCTCATACATCTTCGCAGTCGAATCAAATGGTGGACCTGGTTGGCTATTTGGCTCAATAACGAATACCTTACCATTTTTATCTTTCATCATGTCAAAACATATCATAGGTAGGTTCTCATACATCTTAGAAAATTCTTTGATAACACTTGCATATTCAGATGGAATATTAGCCGGATCCTTTCTACAATACTTAAAATTCATTTTTGAATCTGCTCCGCCGTCGCCTGATTTTGCCTTTGCATTATTAGGCTGTCTTTCTTGCCAAAAGAACGGCTCTCCTTTAAATACAAAAAACCTCTGCTCTTCAGCCTTATCTATAAATTCAGAGAATGTATCAAATTTATTTTCGTCTGCCTTTTCAAAATCTTCTTTAGTCTTAAAAATTTGTATTCCCATTCCGCTGTGGCCTTGTGAGGGTTTTGCGATGATTGGGAAATTAAGTTTCTCTAGGGCATCTTCCTTAGTATAAACTGTAGTCGGAACATTTTCATGATCACCAGCTAACTTGTGAAATTCTTCTTTAGATCCTGATAAATCTACGTGCTTTGGAAGATTGTAAACGTTTTCTTCTTTTATTCTTCCAGAATCAATAAGCTTAGTAACAAGCTCTTTATTGTAAGTTAAAACAGGGTAATCCTTATTGATGTCTAAATCATCAATATTTTTTTCAGTTATTTGTGTAAAGAATTTGTTGCCTGCAAATCCCTTGTAAGATAACCAATACTGACCACTAGATCTTTTCGTAGCTAAATATACCTTCTTAAGGCCTGGGTATTGTTCAGAGAAATTCTCGTTGATAAATTGGTTAAAATCTAGTAGCTTCATTATTAGCTATTTTTTTTGAGTCTATTTGGCATTATCATAAATCCATGTCATAATTTTAGTAGATGGATTAAGAATAGAACCGTTGACTATGCTATATACTGTATTTATTAAGGTGTTTGATGGAATACCTTTGTAATCAACTAGATTGTGATCTATTTTTGGGAATGAAAATGCCTGAAAATCATTAGCTAGCATATCCTTAACTAGATCAAAGTGTCTTTCATAAATATGCATAGAGTCAACCGTGTGAGTATAACTTCCTAATTCTAGCTTTGGATAATGTGGAAGTAGAAGTCGATGCATCTGTTGTTGCAAAAAACAAAAGAATGCTATGTCTGTAGGAGTACCTAATATTGCATCATTAGATCTCATTGCAGTCTTCAGATATAACTTATTATTTCTAATATGAAAGTTTGAGTACATCGTACAAACAAAATCCTTATTACCTTTAAATTGATGACTAGGTTTATTGTAATGTAACACTGCCTGTCTAGTGTCTTTATCTGCAACTAATGAATCGTATGCCCACTGCCACTGGGAAACACCATGTTCATTCTCTTCCCTGAATATTAAATTACCATAAGCAGAATTAACCGTGCCGTCACCATTATCTAAATGTGCCCAAAACTTTGAATACTTAGATATGAAGTCAATATCATTACGACCTGTGAAATACCATAATAGCTCACCTGCTATATAGCGTAATTGGCTAGACCTGCGTTCATTCTCGTATAGTGGAAATTCTGGATCTTCAATATGAAGACTTACATTAAGCATTTCTTTACAAGCCATTCCACGAGGATTGCTAACACAATGCGGATCGCTGTAAAGCTCTGTTAAAAGTTCTTGATATACATCTGCAAATGTTTGACCTTTAAATGTTGCTATCATTGAAACTGTATTTGTATTTGATCATGACTTACCAATCTACTATGAATGGTGTCTTCAATAAATTTACTTATATCGTAGTGAATCACATCAGGAGTTAAATCTCTACAATTTATTAAGAGCTTGTTAGTAATACCACTTTTCATATATGCACGAGTAAACATATCACGCTCTTTAGCAATGCGTTCTTCGCTATTTTTGTGGTGGCTGTCACCGTCATCTCTAGACATTACAAAATATGGATCATTTACTAGGACAATTAGAAATAAATCATCTGTTAGTGTTTCTAGATATTGTTTTTCAATGTCAAATATGTAATCACCAGAATATCCTCGGTATAACGGAGAGTAAACAGATTCACCTAGGTGTGCTCTGTTTATAAGTAAGTTTTGATCTGTTTCACTAGCACTATGGATCATTTTGAACATACCATCATATAGCTTTGAACTGTAATCAATGCTAGTGTATATTGTTTTAGTTGGCGGTGTTGAGTAGTGTAGCTTATGAAATGATAAGTGTTTATACTTTTGTCTTAATAGCTCAGTTTGTGTATCTTTACCAGTACGGTCTTGGCCTTCTATAATTACTATCATGTGTTAAAAATTAGATTCTGTTATTCTAATATCGAAATCTGTAAAAGTTTCAAAGTCTCTATCGTCTGCAGACATCCTACGTTCTAAACTATCATTATTATCTCCTCGGTCCAATAAACGCTGCATTCTTACTTCATTGCTTACATCTAAGTAAATCACAGTACATTGCTTTCTATCAATTGGATCGACCTTGCTTAAACCTGCTGGTGTCATTATAAATAGATTGCAGTTTTTGAACTGTTTCCTAGTTGTTCCGTAATACCAATTATTAAACTTTACATATTCGTACCATTCCCCTGACAATAGCTTATTGTTAAAATCTTTCTTTTCTATAAAAAAATAATCTAAGCCGTCTATCTCTTTCTCCCTCTTAGGTCTCGTTGTGTAAGAAACTGCATATTTAAAGCCCCTGCTCTGTAATATCTTTCTTAGGTGATCCTTACCAGCAGCTGACTTACCTACTAAAATAACCTTACCCATTAATCAAGCAAAAGTTCAGTACCATCATAATTTGGCTTGATCTGCTCTGTGAAAAAAGCCTGTTGCGATTCAGCCTTAATAAATTTGTCATATACTTCTTCATCAAAGTTTTCGTATTCGTATACTTGCCCTGATACAAATCTTATTTTGAGTGTCTTTGTTATGTAGTTATAAATCGCACGCTCAATATACTTTGATCTATTTTGATCATTTTCAATTAACATATTCTTAAATTTTTTTATGTATCACCTTTATAATATAACAAAAAAAACTCAGATTAAAAAATATCTGGCATAGGAGTTTCAGCAGAAATTTTATTAATCATTTTTTTTGCATACATTTTGCTCTCAGATGCAAAATCACCCATATTTATGAACCAATCAATATATCTAGAATCAGTTTCATATACAGCCTTGAATGATTTTCCCTTATATTTACCAAAGTTAAATACAACTTGTTTTTTTCCATCTACCTCTTTAATAACGAATTTGCCATCAGAATCAATCATTCCTGATCTCTCTGGATTTATATCTAAGTCTATTTGATTAGGATCTTTAGATAAGCCATATATTTCTTTTTGCTTTTCGAAGACTTTCATGGTTGCTCTGATGTCGGTTTCAGCTCTATGAGAGCCCTCAAGTTCTGTGCCAAATAATCTGCGGTATACAGATTCTAAATCTCTGGATTCGTATTTTATGATTGCCTTATATGGATCGATTATATTTTTAGATCTGTAGTCAAATACTATCCCGCTTCTAATAAATTCCTCAATAATAAATGGCAGGTCAAAATAGAAAAGGTTATAACCTCCAAGATCAGCATCTCCTATGAAGTCAACTATCTCTTTAGCTACTGATCTGAAAGTAGGCTTGTCTTCCAGTTCTGAATCTTGTATTCCATGTTTATCTAGAGCTTCTTGCCTAGATTTTACACCCTCTGGATTTATCAAGCTGTAAAATTTATCGATCTCGTTTCCATCTGCATCAGTTTTTATCATGCAAATCTCGATAATTCTATCTTCAGTTCTTGAAATACCAGTTGTTTCTAGATCAATCCAAACAATTTCACCCATGTATATTAACTTTTGTAATTATATTCTATAGAATCAAAAAGTTTAAATGCAATTTTAAGAAAGAATTAAAAACCTCTATTGCCTTCTATAGCATTGGCAATTGCCCCAGGAAGTCTCTGAAGTGTACTATTCAGTTGGCTTAGCGCGCCAGACATATCGGCACCTCCGCTTGCACCTCCTCCACCGGCTTCACCTCCACCACTATTTAATAGTTTTTCAAGATTCTCGAATGTTCCTGCTGGTCTATCTCCTGGTGCTGATGCGGTACCTTCTCCACCTGGATCTGCAGATCCTGCAGGCGGTGCTGATTCAGTGGCTTCTACGTTTCTTACAACTGCAGCCTTTAGCTCGTCTATTGCGATAGCAAGTTTTTTCAAGATTGTAACATCGAATCTTCGTCTGTTACCCATAGTACTGGTTACATGCATGAAGTCAGTCATTGCCTCAGCCTTTGGAATCTCGATCTTGTTAATTGCACTCGCAAACATGTTCATAGATCTTGCAGCCTTGCTAAACTCACTTGCGCCCTTACCAATTCTGATGTAAAAGTCTGCAAACATGTTTAATTTCTGAATGTTAGTTTTCCCAGCTTTCTTTTTACGACGCCGCATACTTCCCCATGATATACCATTTGAAGTAAGTTCAACCTCAGGTGCATCTTCTTCACCAAACAGAATATTAATACCTGCAGCTGTTGATGCCATGCCTAATGCAAGCTGGCGACCTGCAGTAAACATCCTAATCCTTTCTATTTTTCCAAACGCCATTCCAATTGACTCAATTTTGTTGGCTGCACCATCCATAACCTTAAGCCCTCTACTAACAGATCCTTGTGAAATATTATTTGCACCGAACATCACATCCTTTAGTCCGCTAGGTATTTGTGTTCCACCAGGTATACCGAATGCTAAAGAATAAAGACCTGTTCCTTTTACAAAATTTTGGCCAGCAGTTACTAAGTTCTCTCCCATTCCCTTAGGATCTGCTTTCATTACAGCTTTTAATGCTTCTGCTATTACTTTAACCTTTTCACCAGCTCCTGACACGGCATCAATACCTCTCTTTATTTCAGTTGGGTCAACATATAGATTAGCTAATATAGGGAAATTCTTAGATATCTCGCTAGGTACATTTCCACCTCCTGCAATAGCAAATGCAGATGAAACAAAAGAAACTCCTGCAACTACAGCCTTTCCTATATGTCCTTCTGGGCCAAATGGATCTTTACCACGCTTTGGTTCTGCAATTTTAGAAAACGTTTCTAAACCCTTAGCTATATTGGCAAGCTCAGAACCCGCTCCCTTAATTTTCTTTATACCCTGTGCAACGGCGTTTTCATTAAATCCAAAGACACCTCCAGCTCCAAACATAGCAGAAGAAGGCTTGCTTTGTCCACCTATTTGAGCGAATGCATCAGCTACAAACATCATTGCTGAAGACACTGCAGGTGCCAACAAGCCTGGGCCCTTTTCAGATGGGAATAAATTTTTCTTCTCAGTTAACTTTACAAATCCTAGTAATCCGTCAGATATTTCTTTTAACTGAGTACCTGCGCCTTTTATCTTCTTAATACCTTGTTTTACAGGGTTTTCCTTAAATGCAAAGAATTTTGCAGCACCTCCTAAAGCTTGAGAATCCTTACTCTGCCCTCCGATAGCTGCAAACGCTTCAGCAACAAACAAAATTGTCTTCTTGACTGCTGGTCCTAAAACACCCTGAGCACCTGTATTAGGATCATCAAATAGGTTGTCTTTCTCAGTTAAAGCAACAAATCCCATTAGACCGTCTGCTATATCTTTTAATTGTTTTCCTGCACCTTTAACTTTTTTGATACCTAGCTGCGTTGCACTTTCTCTTACAGGAAAGAAAAAACTAAACAGTCCACGTCTTCGGCCACCCTCAGGCTTTCCATCGTTTCCAATTGCTGCAAATGCTGCGTTTACAAATCCAATCGAATTCATAACAGCTTCAGCTAAAGTACCGGGCTGTGGATCTGCAGCATCACCGAACACAATCTTTGAGTTAGCCAATTTTTGGAACTCGGCTAAGCCTATCGCTATTTCCTTGAGTTGCTTTCCAGCGCCCTTAACTTTCTTAATACCTTGCTTAACTGGATTATCTTTAAATCCTAAAGCTCCAGCAAGCCCAAAGAATGCCTTAGAAGGTCTACTCTTCTTTCCTATTGCGCTAAATGCCGCGGATACTATACCCATTGAATTAACCACAGCCGCTGTAAGGGTTTTTGATCCTCCAAAGGTTTCACTCTTCGGATCACCAAAATCAATACCGGAATTCATTATATCGGCGAATGCCTTAAGGCCACTAGCTATTTCTCTTAACTGCTTACCTGCACCTCTAACCTTTCTAATACCTTGCTTAACAGGATTCTCTTTGAACCCTAAAGCGCCTCCAAGACCAAAGAATGCCTTAGATGGCTTACTTTTCTTGCCTATTGCCTCAAAACCGGCGGTAACAATACCCATTGAATTAACAACAGCAGCGGTTATTGTATTTGATCCTCCAAATGTTGGACTTTCTGGGTTTCCGAACTTGACGCCTGAACTTATTATATCAGCGAATGCCTTTAAACCCTTAGCTATTTTCGTTAATTCTCTACCTGCTCCTCTTACTTTCCTGATACCCTGCTTAACTGGGTTTTCTTTAAATCCTAAAGCACCAGCTATACCAAAGAATGCTCTAGATGGCTTACTTTTTTTACCAATAGCTTCAAAACCAGCTTGTACAACACCCATTGAGTTTATAACAGCTTCAGTTATAGTCCCTTTACCTGGGCCATTAGGATTTGAGGGATCTCCAAATGGTGGACCTGATGTTATCATTTGAGAATACGCCTGAAGTGCCTTTGCAATCTCAGTCAATCTCTTGCCTGCGTTCTTAGTGACCTTAATACCTCTATTAACTGCGTTTTGGCTAAAACCGATCATACCAAATAATCCAGGCGCCGGCGCACTTTCCTCCCCTATAGCTGCAAATGCCTGTTGAACCATACCGATTCCATTTACTACCATATATGCGAGAGTTTCCCCTCCAGTGTCGTCTGAACCGTCGGCCTTCTTAATAACCACATTACCTTCACCAACACCTTCTATCTTTCCAAAATCAATTGCACCAGCAGTTGACATAAATGCTCTAAGCCCTTTGACTATGCTGTCCATTGACTTGCCAGCATTCTTAGTTGCCTTAATACCCTGCGCAACTGCATTTTGGTTGAATCCAATCATGCCAAAGAGTCCTGGCGCAGGTGATGTGTTTTGTTCACCAATTGCAGCGAATGCCTGTTGAACCATTCCAACTCCATTTACGAGCCTGTAAGCTAATGTTTCCCCCTTAAGGTCTTCTTGGCCATTAGCTTTCTTAATTGTTACATTGCCATCTCCTTTATTCTCAACCTTACCAAAAGGTATTGTGTCCGATAGCGCCATGAATGCTTTCAAGCCATTAGCTATCGATATTAGGCTCTTTCCAGCCTTTTTCGTTGCGCTTATACCAGCCTCAGTGTTGCTAGGTTTAATCTTAATACCTAGCATATACTTAGCCCCTCCGCCTGCATTAGCAAATGCTGCACTTATAGATGTGATTCCAACGGCAAGATCCTCTGCGTCAGTTTGTGTAAATTTGACAGCCTTATACTTGGCTAAACCTTTTGATAGATCGACCAGCGCGCCACCTATCAATGACATAGACGCTGCTGATCCGGCTACAGCCGCAGTCTCAAACGGTGCTGCTATTGCATTTCCAATACTTCCTAAAAATCCGCCAAAACCTCCGCCTTTTGTTTCAAATGGACCATTACTAAATGCAGCTTTAATTACTGTGAGCACAGCCCCCATGTTTTCAGCATCTTCTTTAGTGAACTTTGCTTCCTTAAACTTAACTAATCCTTTTGATAATTCTACCAGTGATAATCCGATGGCTCCATACATAACTGGACCTAATAGCACACTACCTGCGGAAGCAAATACTGCTAGACCCATCAATGCCATTACTAGTCCGACCTCAAGCAAGACTGCCCCTTGGACGACAGCGTCCATCATCTTCATTCCCTTGGTTGCTTCTGCAAATTTTTTGTATCCAAAACTGAATACTAGCAGTCCTAATCCTAATGCTGCAAACGCTGCTAGGCCGTAAAGAAGTATCTGTGGACCCAAAGGATTTTTAGCAATAATGTTGCCGGCAAGACCAAATACACCTAGCATACCTACTAAGACAAGCATTTGAATTCCAACAGATTTAAATGTTACACCTGCTTTGCTTATGGCTAGTGCAAATATAAAATATCCAGCGCCAAATGCAGCTAATCCGAGACCTACAAATGCCACTGCACGACCACCCTTTCTTATTTGTTTAGCACCAGCACCTATTATCCTAAATACAAGTGCCATACTTAATAGAAGTCCTACACCAACTAACGCTAATTGTGGCATCGCTATTACAGCCAATGAAATTAGCATAAGTACACCGAACCCTATAGCAAATTCTGTTAACCCGTATCCTATCTGCTCTATTGCATTGGCACCTGCTTTTATCTCTTTAGCCTGTCTGCCCATTGCCGAGAATGTACGGCCTGCCATTCTAACTATAAAGAATACTATTGGAGCACCTATTGCCGCAGGTATTGCTAATAGCGACGATATCGCCATGGCTTTCATGAAACGCAATATACCATCGCCTACCGCAGTAAGCGCCTCTCCACCTTCCCTGAGCTTTGTAATTTGTTGTTTATCGTCGAACTCTTCACCAAGCTTATCTAAAAGGTTTCCTATCGAATCTATACCTTTATTGATAGACTTTGATCTTCGGCCCAACCTTCGAAGGGCACGACCAAGTGCTAAGATACCACCCGATACCAACATGATTGCTTCTCCAGCTCTTCCAAGTCTTGCTGACATTCCGCCATCACCTCCACCACCGCCTCCTCTGGTGTTTGCAGCAATTTGTTTTAAGAGAGTAGTTTGCCCCTGTAATTCACTTGCGATTGCCGTGTTTATCTCTACTAACGAGGACATATCACCAGTGGCAACGGCCTGGCCGGCAGCAGCGCTACCACCGCCGCCAGCTCCACCTTGGTCCACTAGCTCCTGGAACTTCTGTTCAAGAGCCTTTAATGGGGACATTAAATCTTCTAGCTTAAAACGAGCCATCTAGGCAATAGACCTTTTTTTAGAGTTTAGGCATCTTTAAACTCGGCATTTTCATGCCAGAGCTACCCATCAGTTTAGACGGATTTCCTAAAGTCTTTTTGTATTTATCCATGTCGAGTTGTCCTTCTTGATCAGCTTGCTGTTTCTTTTCATGTTCGTTTCTTTCTTCAACAATATCGTTGTACGACTCGATGGTAAATTCAAATTCATAAAATGGAAGAGCATCAATTTCACTGACTTGCATGTGAAGCTTTTCCATCAATATGACCCTCGTTTTAAAGAAGTTCAGAAGAGATATCTGAAATAACGAAAAGAGATTTGAGCCCTCCGGGAAACGTTAAGGGCACGGTGATCTCAGCACCGCAACCTTCACAATCAAAGATCATTTCTTGTTTCACACCAACTCGCATTCTCTCAGCTAATCGATAAATTAAAGCATATTTCGTGGCATCCCAACCTTGCATGTTAGAAACAGACTGAAATATTTCTCGGTCACTCCATCCGCGCCATTCTCTTTGCAGATATGGCATTGTAGTTACACTGGACTTATCCCACTTTTTGCCTTCTTGCTCTTTTGCCTTAATCCATTCACTAAGCTGGCGCATAACTCCAATTGTTGGAGGAGCCATGTAAATAGTTCCGTAGTTTTTAGTTTCAATTGCGTAAGACTTTGTATGATCATCATAATACTTTTCAATCTCCATATCAGGTCTTTCGAATTGAAGGTTTGATGTTTTAAGTTCCATTTGATCACCGAACGAACAAACACCAGAACATTTACGTGATCCGACAGGCATCATTAGTTGTTGTTCTCCTTGTTTAAATGTAAGCTCTCTGATGCTCAGAATCACATAGATTCTATCTTCTTCTAGAATATCTCTATATGATCCTCTCTGTTGCCCAAACATGACCTTACAACATCCTACGAGGATCTCATTTAACTTTTCATCAACATCATTGATGTCATCTTCATTCATTGTAGAGAAGTCTCTGATTTCTGCAACTCTTGCCGCTCTAATATGAATCTCGAAATCATCTCTATAGAATTTTCCACCTGAAGGGAATAGCTTTGTGTCTAAAGAATGATAACCTGTTAGTTCACGCATTCTCTTGATCTTAGGATCATCGGGATTAACCGATCTGTTGCGCTCATGTGCAACCCTACCTAAGTTAGTGATAGTTCCTTTATCATCAGTTTCAGCAACTTTATCCTCATAAGAGTCAACATCTACGGCTTCTTCGGTAGGACCGGTTGGACCTGCGCCCTTGGGTGCCGCCTTTGCTGCCGCTTCAGCTTCCTTTGCTTCAAATTCCTTTTTCAAGTTTTCTTGGTGTGCCTTTCTGTCATCACCATGTACATTTCCAAAATTGTTATCCATGTTTTTGTTATTTTAATTTTTTTGACTAAATTGTTTTTGAATATTTGTTTCTTCCACTATATGTTGGATAATTAGCTGTCTGATATATTTAGACAATGCCATAGGTTTTGTTCCCTGTTCCATTGATTTAGAAATTATAATAGAATTTAGAGCATCTTCATGTTCACTTGATAGCAAAACCTGAAGCTTTCTTGTGAGTTTCTTCTTTTTTGGTATTAATTCAACTATACTTTCGTTATATCCATACTTTGAACTATCTGCTTTAAAATGTTTAATCCAATAATCAACCCTCTCCATGACTGTTGCTATGCTAGCATCGTCTTCGAAAGACTCGATTAGTGTTTTATCAAAACTATCAATTCCAAAATGTTGAATTGCCTTTTTGATGTATTTGCCAGATCCATAAAAGTTAGGATTGTCGTTAGTTGAATAACCAATGTAAACCTTACCGTTTGATTTATGTGTTACTTTAAAAATTACCATTAGTTAATCTATATTATGTATTATATATCATGTCTAATCTTGGAAAATAAAAAAAGGGCCAATTTTTTTTTGGCCCTTTTTAAAATAATTGAGAGTTTGAATTATCCTCCAACGTTCTCCTCAACCCAGTGGTCACAACGGTATGTCATTGACAATTCAGCTGGATCGTTGGTCTCGTAATTTAATTCATCTAAGAATTCAGGAGCACCAGTTGGGAAGATGTCATTTAGAGTAATCTTTCTAAATACATCACCAGGACGGTTGTACTGTACGATAATTGCACTACCAACATAGTCTCTCTTAAGACCCATCTCAGCAGTTAATGGATCGTAGATCAACTTATACCAGTTTCTCATAGTGTTGTAAATGAAGTTCTCATTTGCATCATTCAAGTTCAATGTGAAGTTCATACTTACATCAATGAAAGTCTGACCTGGCATTGAAGCGAATGAACGATCAGCAAATTTGTACTTTTGTCCTACAGCGTCAACTGATGGGTTAAGTCCGTTAAGACCACCAATAGATTTGACGTGCTCAAGCAATACTGCTGTGTCAGCTCCAATTGAAGGAGGTGTAAACAAAGTCACCTCAAACAAACTGGGATATATTGGCTCGAAAAGGTTATTACTCGTTCTACTCTGTGTATAATGCGGAAGTGGCATATTCTATCTCTTTTTTTTATTTATCTATCTGTTATTGGAAGTTTCCACTGCTAATCGCTCCAGTTCTCAAGATTGTTGTTCTCTGTACGAGAATTTCCATACCTCTAACAGGCTCGATGAAGGTGTCAATTATTCCAATGTTTCTGTCAATAACTTCTGGCGGGTTATTTGTTTCATCCATCACGTTTCTGAAGTCAAATACTCCATCGTCGTTCTGAACAGTTTGCAAGAAGTTGTTTGCTAACGTTACGATCTCTAGTCTTGTTTGTGGAGTGTTAAACTCAAACAAGTAGTTTTTCAAGATTGCGTCGATACCATCTTGGATATAGATCACTACTTCTCTAACGTTAATTGAGCTAAGTGCAGATGTTGGATTCTGCTGTGCCGTTTTGTTAGCAAAGATAGTAGGCCCAGTTCCACTTTGGAAGATGATTGGGTTGAGACCAAATGGCTCGATATTTGCTCTATCACTAGTATCAAGATTCGTTTCAAGACCGACTAATCCAGCACCGCCTAAGACTCCGCGTCGTACTCCAGCAACCAATGACCATGGTAATGCATTTTCAAACTTGTTAATGAAGTTGTTTGATACGTAAGCTGCGGGCGGTACGCTGATATTTCTTCCTAAGTCTCGTACTTGTACGAATGGGAAGAAGTAGAATCCAAAGCTGGCGCCATCCGCAATAGATGGTAGTGAGTATCTCACTGTTGGATTCTTGCTTAGATCACCACCCTCAGCAATAAATCTTGTAGAAAGCGTTTTAGTTGCATCTAGGAATGATGGATCAGTGCTCTTCTTGAAATCTCTAGCAGAAGGCGCATTGATAATCGCAGAAGCATTCTTTCTGCTTGAACATAGTTTTGTGTAAACAGATTTTGAATTAGCTTCAATACCGTTACCAAACGTATCTACTAAATATCTGAAGTTAATGATGTCTCTGTCAGTCAGTGCTTTGAACAAGTTTGTTCCAGCTCCGATTGTATCGTTGAGGATATCGTTTTGACGATCATTAGTTCCATCAGGCACGTGCTTAGTTGGATCAAGTGAAAACCCATCTAGTTTGAATACATTTAGGTAGTCAAACCATTGGTCGATTGGGTAGTAAAGTTCAACCTTCTTAACTCCAGCAGTTGTGCCGTCGTTTTGAGTATCTACTAAGATCTCAGATTGTGTTGTTACTAGAATAGCAGTAGTTCCTGCTGGGATAGCAGCATAATTAGCAGTAGTTTTACCACCCTGAACTTCATTAATTCTAGTTAATCTAGATGGGTTGCTTAGATCGCCATCACTATGTACTAGGTATCTTCCAACAGCAACATCTCCATTCACAACCTCATCTTCAGTAGCGGCGATGAGAACTTGGTTAGGGAATAATGTTGGCTCATCAGATGAATCTGCTAAGATATCAACAGTTAAGTTAAGATCTCCTTTTAACGTTATAACATTAAGGCAGTTAGCCGTTGCGAATGTACCACTAGATGTTAAGAATCCACCAGTACCTGGGCTAGCTGTGTCAATGTTAAACTTAGTGAAATCAGTTGCTCCTAATGGAGTAGCATAATTCTCATCTGTGTAAGGACTTACTTTAGCTATAGTTAGATTGTATGCAGGGTCACTAATAGCAATACCAGTGTCTGTTTCGTGTATGTAGCCATAAGTCGCTTCATCAAATACTAAGAACGATTGTGTGTCAGTTGTTACACCACCATTAGTATACGAATAGATTGCAGTGTCCCCATCAGTAAAAGTTCCAGAAGAAACTTGGGTATAAAGTGCAGATGCAGGCGCGCCTACAATTTTTGTAGTTTGTGCAGAGCCGTCCCACTCATGTACTATGTAGTCTAAGTCAGTAGGGTTTAGGTATGTTAATATATCACCAACAGTGACCGGGAAGTCTCCTACAACAATACCTCCAACCGCAGATAGTGAAATAGTAACAGAACCTGTTAATACTTGCTTGCCAATAACTGGTACATATTCGTTGCTAACTGCACCCTTTAAATAAGTACCTATAGTAGTTGCGGTGTTTGCTGTCATTGCGCTTAGGGCATCATATAAAGTTTCTCCAGCAGATCCAGTAACAGTAATCTCAATGTCCCCAGAAGCGTTTGTGCTAACGGCCACAACATCGGTAGCAGAAACTTCTACGGTATTAGGAGTAGAGAATTCTTTACAGCTCTCGACATCTGACTTAATAGCTCCTTGGTAAGAAAGGAAGTTAACAGTTGATGGTTGCGACTTCTCCAGGTTGTGTCCTATTAAGTCAATACCTCCAGCAACTCCATCGATTAAGAAGTCTCCTGAGAATAGGTCTTCGTTAACTGTTACGAAAAGACCTGTAGTTGCAGTGTCTCTGTTTATTAAGTTCTCGATAAAAAGATTGTTTCCAAGCTGATCAATAAAGTTTGGAATTAAACAAGCCGTATATCTTGCGATTTCGTTAACTTCTGGCAAGTTCAAGAACTCAGTTATTGAGGTATCACTATCGTCAGTAGCAACTTTCTTTCTTAAAAGACCAGAGCTCTTATCAAAATATGGTTGGAATAATGGATCAGCATCAAATCTTTCGTATGGATTTGCTAGAGAAAAATCTCCACCAAAGTTACCTTCGATTACAGAAACATCTACCATAAAGTCAGATATCAAACTGTCCTTATCTAAGAATCCAGGGATGTTTGCAGATCCGTAAAATTCTTCAACTGTAATGTCAAATCCAGCTACATTTTCTGCTGCTGCCTTTTTAACAAATACAGATACAGCATTTTGGCCTAGATTAACAAAATCTAATAGGTTATTAGTAGAAGCGCCAGATAAAGCATCTCTGTTAACAGCAGGCGAAACATTATCTAAGAATGCATCACTGTCTGGGAAGAAGAATCTGTCTCTGTTATAGAATCCTTGATATTCTCCATTCTTTGGAGTGTTAACCTGTACATTACCTGGTGTAGCACCAGTTGCAAATTGAATATATTCAACCTGATCGTTTTCGTCTAGATTTAAAAGATTCATTGCTAAAATTGGACCTCTCTCAAGAGCAACTAAACAACTTCTATGGAAGAAAGAATCTTTCTTTTCTAAGTTTCTATCAATATCGCCGAAAACTTGCTTAAAGAAAGCAGTATCTGGAACAAACACTGGCGTATTGAATGGACCTTTTTTAGAAAAACCTACAACCAATCTAATCTGGTTAGCTGGAATGTTAACAACTTGACTCTTGTCAAATTCGAATCTATACGTTCCAGAGGCTTTCAGCGACGTTATTTGCGGATCTAATGCCATTTTATAATATTTTTTTACTAAGATTTGATTTATATATCAGCTACAATTAGTATTTTTATCTGATAATTTTTTAAATGATATCGTAAATATCATAGTTAAGATTTCCACCCTTAGAGTCGGACTCTAAGATTTTATCTATCTTGTCCTGATCGCCAAAATCAACATATTCATAAATCTCCTCAGCAAATTCAGTGAAGTCCATAGTATTGAAAAATTCACATCCATTTATGCATGTCATAATTAGATCATCATTGCCAAGTTGGCCTGCATAAGATCCATTTGGCATTCTACCAAAAGAATTAGCCTCATTTACTGTTTCTGTTTCGTTGAATACAATTCTATTTTGAACCACATATTTTTTAAAGTTTTGACAAAAAATAGGTTTATTATCACTTTTTACTTTAAGACCAAATTTTAGTGATGTTCCGTCAACGCGGTGCTTAAATTTCACAATAGTCTCCTCATCAAAATTATTTCTTGCTGGAAAAACAGTTTCTAGCCTTTTTACAACTTCCGATCCAAAAACATTCCATTCTATTATCATTTTTAGGTTCTCTGGGTAAAATACCTCAAAACCTAAGACATACAAAACCTTTGAGAACTCTTCTATAGAGTGTTCGTTACTCCTAAATCTTGCAATCTGGCGCATTCTAAAAAAGTCAACAAATGAACCGGGTGTGTGTACTTTATCAAAGTCCTTCGAGTCCATTATTTCCACCTTAAATATATTGATAACTGAATAATCTCCGCCTGCTCCCTCTGCAATATCAACTGAAAACATGTAATAGTTCAGCTCATCAGATGCATCATCAATATCAAAATCAGGATCCCAAACTAGACCTTGGTAATCTATACCTTCTCCTTCAAACTCTGGAATGTCTCTAAAAACGAATTCTTTTCTATTTTGTCCAAGTTTTTTAATACTATCTGGACTTAATAATAAAGACGATGATGCTATAAACTGATTTCCGTATTGGCGGTTAAAAGCCTCCTCGCTTCCAAGGTTTGAAACTTCTTGCTGCATCCATGCCTCATCACGTCCTGGGACATCCCACCAATCCACTCTAAATGGTGTATACTCATTCAGTCCTGATGAAGCGCCATTGTAAATATCGTAAAACTTATTAAATCCGTTTGGTGTGCTTGTTATAATAACCTTTGATGTCGTGGATGCCGAAATTGTTGGATAAACGTTCTCATAAAAAGTATCAACAAACTGATTTGGAATATGTGCAAACTCATCCATAAATAGAAGATGGATCGTAAAACCGATAGCAGCCTTCTTAGTAGTTGTTTGTCCAATAATTCTGCAACCATTATCAAATTTTGAACTAAATACGTCCCATTTTATCACACCAGGTTTAAGAAAGAAAGGCAAGTGGGTTAAGATAGTTTTACCCTTATCAATAATCTCTCTTGTGGTTGCACCTTTATTTGAAAGAACTAATGCGTTTTTATCAAAATTAAAAAGTGAGTACCATGCAACAAAAATTGATGAACATATAGTTTTTCCTACCTGTCGGCTTGCTAAGCATACATTGAACCTTTCGTTTTGAAATTGCTCTAGCATTTCTTCCTGATAAGGTCTTAGTGTTATAGACTTCAAGCCCTCATCTGTCATTACAGTACAATAGGTATTTGCAAAATAAACTATATCAGTAGCACACTTTCGTATTTCCTTAATTTCCTTATCTGTATAATTAAATACAATGTTACCCTTTCTGAGATTTGGATCACCACTATGAAAGGGGTGTGCTTTTGGTTTATAGCCCTCATCTAAAGCAATCATCAATTGGTTAACTTTTTCAGTTGACCAAGAAAAATTACTTTCTGCAGCATCTACACTGAAGTCAAATCCTGCACTATGTGGTTGCGGTTTCGCCATTTTCTATAACACCTAATATAAAGTCTATATGAATCATCTCCATTTTAATATCATTCAGAATAATAGGCGTTCCGTTGCCTTTTATTTTATAGACTATATCACCTTTTTTAACTTTATCACAATCTCCGGCTGCTAATACTATTGCAGTTCTACCTACTTCTAATTTATCCTTTGGAACAAACAAACCAGATTCGGTTTCGGTTAATCCATCTTCATCTAAATCTTTGATAAGAATAAATTTATTCTTCATCTTCACTTGAATCGACATCTTGTATATTTTCTTCGTTTATTGAATTTTGTAAAGCTTTCATTAAATCCTTAGTTCCCCTTGATTTCACACCGGATTCGCCTTTAAGTTTTTTGTTACTAGTTCCATGATAAACATCTAGATCTCTAGATATTTTTTTAGCGTTCTCTTCAATTGCAACCATGTACATTGTTTGGCTCTTAATTATATCTAGCATAGTTCTTTGCAAATCACTAAGAACTTCAAACATTCTAGGCGAAACATCACCCTCATCAATAGTTGCCATCAATGTAGTTATAGCCTTTTCGCTATTTTCCATCTGTCTTATTAACGAAGTCAATGCGTACTTATCAAGTTCGCTTTTAGCCTTAATGTACTCCTGTTCTTCGATAATTTCTTCACTCAAATAAAATTTTAAGAGTGAGTCCATTACTTTTGTAGCCTTTTTCTTAGCGCGTTCTAGACCGACATTTATGCTAGTCTTTCTAACGGGCCTTAAATCTGGAGCATCGGAAAGTCCAGGAACTTCATCTGGTAAATCTGAGCCTAATATATCATCTAGGCTCTCTCTAAGATTTTTCTTAGATTCTTCCATGTATCTTTATTTATATTATATATTATCTTGGATTATTAGTGCGTGGAACTAATAGCCTTGGAGATGCATTGTCAATTAATAAAGCTAAACTTGTGTCATTAACCACATATTGGCTCAATACTAAATTCTGTTCTTCTATTTCTATTGGAGTATTCCATATTCTATTGTTTGTAAAGTCAACATCAGAAGCTAATAACCTCCAAGAATGTCCGCTAGGCACTGCTACAGGACTAATCGTAATGGTGTTTTCGTACACCTTTTTAAGTTCACCTGTAGAACCCGCATTTGGTTGTGTCACGTTCATTTGAGTTTCGTAAACAAATAAACTTAATTGCCTAGCTTTATTGTTAAGATTTATGACATATGAATAAAAATTATTAGCAAGAAACTGGAATGGCATATCAAACTCATATTTAGTATCATTTATGTTTACTATGAAAGCACCTACGGTTTGTATTAATGAAAAATATTCTTGGTCATTTGACTCGTAAACAAAAAATCTGCTTCCGCCTTCTTTCTTAAATTTAGCATTTGGGTTTATAGTAGCATCTACAAATGGGGTATTCAGTATCACTGTATTACCTGAAATCGACAATATTTCCTGAATACCATTATATGAATTTGTGCCAGTTATTCGCAAGAAATCACCAGCTACTACCTTTCTATTTGCAGGCTGTGGCAAACCATTTGTACTCAATGCAGCTCGGCCACCGATATCTGAAACTGCCGTTATTAGTACGTTGCTTCCTATTTGGTTTATATATGTTGGCCTTATCCATCCTGTGAATGCCCTATTTTGTTCTGCAGTCCAACCATCTGTAAATCGGTACTCTACTGCCTCTTCACCCTTTTTCATTGAGCTCAGCTTATAATGGTATTTAGAGATTATTGTATAGAAATTGTAAACGTTTTCCTGTTTTATAATAAGTTGTTTATCAAGAATCCGCCTTACGTAATCGTTATCTTGGTTACCGATTGTGTTATAAAGCTTAGGCTTGCGTACATCCTTAAATTCTTTTTCTCGCTCTTCCCCAAATTCTTCTTCAACTGACGTAACAATAGCATCTTTTACAGCTTCTATGTTTTTATCTGGATATTGTACTGCCGTTCTCTGCTGATATTGTACTAAACTAACCCGCCAATAAGATCCTGCATATAAGAAGTCATCTGGCTCTGCTATTGCATCTACTTCATAAACCTTATTAAGATATTGCTCAAAATAAAGATAATCTCGCATCTCAGGTTTTGCTCCTGCCCCGAAAACTTTCTCGAACTCTGATTTTACAATATGCACTTCAAATTGGACTGGGTAGTCAATCATTAAAGGGTTAAATTGCAATTCCCTTGTCGGAAATGCATTATCGGGAATCATCAGCTTGACCTCTGCAGTGTCAATAACATCAAATAATGAATATTCCTTTAATATAACATCTTTTGATCTTTGATCAGCCTGTGTTTTAAAGTATTTAACACAAAATCCGAATATCTGAGAAGCTACAGAAGACAATTGATTGTACATCTGACTTGCTCTTGACAAATCGTAAGGATTCCATGTAGATTCACAGCAATCGACTACAAGGTTTTGTGCACCTGACATAGACTGACTATCGCAGCACTCAACCTGCGGTACTCTACAGATCACACCGCCATCTGTTACTATTTCTAGTGCAATTGATTTAAACTCTAAAGTGCAATCACCAACTTGTGTATATTTGTATTGAATCCAGAAAGGTTCCTCAGGATTTAATAGTAAAGCTGCTAGGTTTTCGTTTGTTAAGTCTACATAATCAGAATATGCAACTCCATCGGTTCCCCATCTGAATTGTTTTGTATAGAAACAATCTGTGGACTCTCCTTCTACTTCATCAGTAAATGATACAACTTCAACAACATTTTTATAAGGTTCTTGAAGCGATATTAGAATGGCATCGCCATTTTCATTTGTAGTGGTTCCGTTTACAGCCATTAGACATTGAGTGAATTACTTGCCTTTTATATATCTTAATAAGCTGAATAGTCAGTTTTAACAAGTAGTACTGGGTTATCTTCTTCGAGCTGAGGATCAATACTTTCTAAAACCAATGCAAGTTCTGGATCATCATGGTCCATCTGTGCCAACGCAAGAGCCTCAAAGAATAGACTTGCATCCATTTGAAAAAATGGAGATCTAGATAAAAATGAATTTTTCATTAGACCCATCTCTATCAATTTCATATTGAATCTGTCTAAGTTTTTTCTTGATAAAACTCTTGGAAGATCCATAAATCCTTCTTGGATCTTAAAGTTAAAACCAAAAACGTCCTTGCCTTCATGCTTAAACAATCTGGTGTAGTTTTTATCTTTTGATACGTTAAAAGACACAAGTCTTAGATTAGACATACTATTAAGTATCTTCCATATAAAAATTACTGAATTAAGCTTTAGAGACTTAAAGTCACCACCTTCACCAGACTTTGCTATATGACTAAGCCTACTGGAAGTCTCTATGGCATTTTTTAGGTGTGATGCTCTTACTATGAAATGATCTGAATCCTTATCTCTAGAATAATTATGGCAAGTACTCTTAACTCTAGATATTAAAATCGAATCTGTATGATCATATCTAAAGAGAGTAAAATGTATTCTTGTTGGTATACTAAATTCCGAAGTATTAATTAGCATTGACATGCATCTGTTTTTCTAACTTATTTATCGATGCTTTAACGGTTGTAGGTTCCATCTTTAAAGCTAACTCAAATTCTCTAGTACCAATTTCATTAAGCTTTAAATACATTTTAAGAGCTTCAGGGTTAGGTGACCAATTATCTTTAGTCTTTGTCGAAGCCTTTTTAACCTTGGTATAGATCCATGAAGGCGTTCGGTTAAATTTTGAAGCAACCAATCTCCAGCTATTTGCAATGCCTACAGGGTTAGTTTTTAAGCCATTGAACATATTAGCTTGAATAGGATATTTAATACTCATAAATCTTTGAGTCATAAATGAATTCTTAGACTTGTCATAGTCTTTTATTTTCTCCCACTCGAGATCAGACGATCCAAATAGTTTTGATATGTAGTCAAATAGCTTCATGTATATTTTAGAACAAACTTTGATTTTGTTTAGCATCTGTAATAAATGACATATCGCTGTCTCCTGCATCTTTTAAGAATGATGACGATTGTGCCATTTCTAAATCCTTTGTAACAAAATCGCTATTAGCTAATAGAGATTTCATATTTTTAAACTTAGATAAGTCTGTTTTATTATTTATATTGTTGCTAATATCGTCTTCCATTGCTTCTAATACTTCCGATGGAACTAAATCAGTTGACAGTATCATCAACTTGCAATTAAGCTTAATTGATTCTATGATATCTTCCTGCGTTTTGTCTTGTATATTTAAGTTCTTAATAATAGTGTTAGCCATATAAGTGCAGGCATCGTCAGTTAAAAGATTTGATATTGACAAATCATTGTATTTTTTTGCATATTCAATACAAATTTTAGAAGCCTTCTTATCGCTCACACCATACTTGCGCTCCTTACCGTCCTTGCCCGCAACAATTTTTGTATAGACTGGCGGAACATTGTCACCAGCGTCACCTGTTAAAACTTTGTTAAGTTTAAATATTTCTACATTTAATTCAGAGGGATCAATCTTTTTCTTCTTGATAACCGACTCTAGCTTTTGCTTAGTTTGGTTTTCACTTATAGATGACATGTTAAATATGTCAACGCCTTCGTCATCTTCCTTATGACTAATCCAGTTATTGAAACCTATGGGAACAGACAAGTTTTTGTGAGTTGGGCTGTAAAATAAGATATGGTTGTCGCCACTTCTCTGGATCAATTGCATTAAGTCTCTGTCCCCTGAAAAAATTATAGAAGATGTACCGTCATTTATTAGTCTCTCAGACCATGCCCATACTAGGTCATCTCCTTCTGCACCTGCAGCTTTTGAAATACTAACTCCATATTGTGCGAGAATCTTTGTAAATGATTCAGAAGCCTTTTGAAAATTGTCCCAATTGACTTTATTGTTTTTCTTTCTACTACCCTTATAATCTAATTCAGGATGGAATGGCTTTCGCCATGATTTAGAATCCTGTGCCCATACTATATTGCCAATAAGTCCATCGAATAGTCTTATTTGATAAGTAAGGTCTGTTGCTAGTTTTCTAACAAAGACTGCAATAGAGTTTTCATCTGCTAATAATTCACCAGATCTAGAACTTGGATTTACAAACAAGGTTCTAAATAAAAAGTAATTTCCGTCTATTAATAATGTGTATCTGTTATTTGCCATATACTTAATATAACACTTTTTTTGTTAAAAATAAAATTTATGCTTCGTTAATTATTGATTGCAGTTCATAAATACAAGCTAACATAGACACTACCGGGTCAACAACAAATTGACGTTGTGATTGGTACTTAGCGACACATACAACTATTTGTGGTATAAGTGAAATGTATGAACTAAACTCCTGCTGAATGTATTCTATAAACTCACTACCAAGAGATGATAAAACATCATCAACCCTGTTTGAGTAATTAGACACCATATATTGATAATTTTTAACAGGATCTGTATTGTCAATAACTAAATCAAACACATCCTTGTATATAGAGTTGAACTTTTTAATATCTTCAACAGTGATCATATCATCACCCTGTGACTTAAATCCCTGAAGCATATTAAGTATTGTTCTTAAATCTGGGAATTTTCTTTTTACAAGCTCTACAGCCGCATACTTATCGATCTTAATCCCTTCATCTTTACAAATGTTAAGGACACGTATAATGTATGACTTCATGATTTCAGCCTCCTCCTCTTTTGTAAAATCGAAGTCTATTAGTTCGAACCTAGACTGAATAGGATCTGGTACCTTGTTTATATAGTTGCATGTTGCAACAAAGCGGGCATTGGCCGAAAACTGATCCATAGTCGCTCTTAATGCTTTAAAGAACTGATCAGATACGCCATCGATCTCATCTAGTAGAATTATTTTCATTTTGTTAGATGCATCCATCACTGACCTGTTAGCACAAAAATCCGTGATTCTTGTTCTGACGACATCTATGCTAGTATCGGTTGAAGCGTTAATATAAAGGTATGGATGACTAAAGTGTTTCACCAATGCCTTAGCAGCGCTAGTCTTACCAGTTCCTGGAGATCCATATAGCAGCAAATGTTGATAGATTCCTTTGTTAAGTTTATTGTTAAGCCTTTCAGGTACTATTAAATCATCTAAATTCTTGGGCCTATATTTTTCAGTAAGTAGTATTGAACTTATATTTTTCATTTGAAATATTGTAGAAATGTATATAAATTATATCATTAGCTATCAATTTGTTTACAATAGATACTGTATTATGCAAAGAAGGCGAAGTTTACGTAAGATAAAAACTCCTGCAAATTCACCATCACTAAAAACCAAAGTGGTAAGATCAAGAATAGGCGAACCACGCGATGACGTCACTATATCTCGTCGGATAAAATCAACAAAAACCAGGATAGAACCCACTAAGATGCCTAGAAATAAAACTAGGACTTTAGGTATGCCTAATATAAAATTTGGCAAGGTAGATCCTGTGTTTAGGGGAGAAACTATTTATATCGTGGGCGGTGGTCCATCATTAAAGTCATTTGATTTTGACTCGCTTAAACTTAAAAAAACTATAGCTATAAACAAAGCATTTTATAGCGTACCATTTGCTTCTGTTTTGTATTGGACTGATTCTAGGGTTTACAATTGGTATCAAAATGATATTGACAATTTTAATGGATTAAAGTTTACAATAGGCAGGAATCGTAATTATAACGATAGTGTTACAGTTTTAAGGAAAGGAAACAAGTTTGGGCTTGAAGAAAATTCAGATGCAATCGCACATGGTAATAATAGTGGCTATGCTGCAATAAATCTTGCATATCATCTCGGTGCATCCAAGATTGTTCTACTAGGATTTGACATGGTAACAAACGATCATGAATCGCATTTTCATGACGGATACCCAACAAGAAAAACCAAAAACTCAACCTACCAAATACAGTTCATTCCTGCATTTCCACATATAGCAAGTGCCTTAAAAAATAAAAAAATAAAGGTTTACAATACAAATCCGAAAAGCCTTTTAGATTGCTTTCCAAAGATTACATTAGATCAAGGTTTAAAACTATGATTTAGCAGTCTTTCTAGCATATTTTATGAACTCTTTTTGTTCTTTTTTTAGCAAGCTTCTGCAGTGTTCAGTAAATTCATTTGATGAATCAATAATTCGTTGATCAACTATCTTATTTTTTGAATTATGGACTTCCGAGCATTTATCGCATACGAAGTTTTCTACTTTTCTTGTATAACTTGATTTGCAAAGTATGTCAGTCTTGCAAATTGCACATGACCATTCAACCGTCTTAGCAGACTGATCTAATTCTTTTTTTGTAGATATTTGTTCAGTAAATGGATTCCAGACTTGTTGATGAAATACTTTCATCATGTCATTATTATCCTCTAGCTTAAAAATAACTTCAATAGCTTGTGTATCTGCATCGAGCCATTTAAAAAAATCATTATTTTTAATTAGCTTCTGTTTTGCAGGAGGCAGGTTCTCTAGAAGAATACCATGCTTACGCCTGTACCATCCAAAATTTATGGCTCTAACCTTATACACTATAGATATTTCTTGCCGCTAAGCTTAGATTTACTCTTGTTATTTCTTTTAGTTGAGCTAGTTCGCTTCTTATTATTGTTTTTAGTTTGTCCTTGTTGTCGCGCTGACGTTGAAATAAATCTACCTGTTGCCATAATTAATTATTTTGATTCTTCTTTAGCCTTAGCTAATTTTTCTTTTTCGGATTTCAATGCAGACTGTATTATTTGAAGATCTCCTTTTGATTTTTTGTCTGTCTTGTCTTTTAAGACATCAATTGCTTCTTCGTATTCCTTAATCTTATCTTCATGCTTTTTTACCTTGGGATCTTTATTTTTATCTAGATTGTCAATTTTCTTTAGGATATCTCCTTGATCCTTAGCTAGTGCTTGGTATAGTTCGGTATTTCCCTCTATCTTTGCTTTCTCCTGCTGTGCTTGCTTAAACGTTATCTGTGCGTCAAACTTTGCTCTTTCATCATCACCATCCTTAACCTTATCATATGCAGCTTTAGCGTCAGCAATCTTATTTTTAGCATCTTCTAAAGCCTGTTTCTTTTTATCCTCTGCAGCCTTCTCCTTTTCCCTTTCAGCCTCAGCATCTTGTTCAGCTCTTGACGGCGTTTCGTCCGCCTTCTGATCACTTTTACCACCTTTATCTTCTTCCGGATCAGGTTTTGTTTCTAGTTCAGCCTTTCTTTCAGCCTGTTTAGTCTGAAGATTTTTAATTCTCTTTTGAATTAATATTTGGTCAGCTTCACTCTCCATATTTTTTTGGAGCTCTAGTGCAGCCTCTAAATCTGCTTCCCCTTTCTTATAAGCTGCATAATCCTGTAACATAGGACTAGAAGCCAATTTAGCAATCCTGTCTGTAATAGACTTCATTTCTAGGTCAATTGCTCTCTTTTTAGCATCTGCAGCCAATTTTACCACTTCTTTCTTTTCTGGTGGAAGGTCAGCCCAGTTGGTATTTGCTTTCTTTTTAGCCAATGCAACCTCTACAGACATGTGCTTCATTTTAGCCTTTAGATATTTCTTGGCATTATTTTTAATTTTAGTAAATTTAATTGGAAATTTAATAGCGGCAAGCAGGCCTTCTTCTACTAATCCATTTTTTTCAACTCTTTCTACAGATTCGTTGATTCTATTAAAGGTGTCGTAAGAAAAAATCATTTGATTATTTTTTTGTTATTTTATATATCAAATAAAAAAGGGGCTCATATGAGCCCCTTTAAAACAAAGTACTTTGACTATGATTAGATCAAGTCAACACCTGTCAACACGAAGTCTAAAGTGTAGTACATAGTTTGTGGGTGGAAACCAGCCTCAACAAGAGCGAAACGTGATTTAACCGCAATTTTAGGAGCCATAGTTCCTTCAGCGATTGTCTCAACTGATTCAGCCATTAAGTAAGGCATGAATACCAATCCTGGTGAGTTTCCATCTCCTTTACGTCCAACAGCAATCTTGTTATCATCAAAATCACGGTTTGGATCAACGTAGATAGTTACACCAGCAACAGCACCAATTGGGTAGAGTGATCCACCAGCTTGGTTAACTGTATTTGATAGTGGGTAAGGTACGAAACCTGCAACGTCTTGGATAGCAGTGGCCATCTTTCCGCTAGTTACAGCGAAAGTAGCTGGACCACGACGTCCACGTACAGCGATAAGGTTTGTAGCAGCTAAGATCTTAGTTAAGATTCTACGCTGTAGAGTACCCTGAGTTTCTCCACCGCCAGCAACGTTAACACTATCAACAGTTACTGAACGAGCAGTACCAGTGTTATCTTGGCCGAGAGCAATTGTAGTACCAACACCTCCAGTTAGGTCAAAGTGAGCAGAAAGAACTGTTCCATTGACTTGAGATACTTGGAATGCGTTAGTTACACCAAGCTTGAAGATACGATCAAGGATTAACTTGTTGATTGACTGAGTCAATTCATTAACAAGTACAGCCTCTACTTGAGCAACTGCATCGATTCCGAATTGCTTAAGATCTTGTACTTGCTCACGAGTAACAGCAGCTGCAACTTGGTAAGTCATAGCAGCAACTGACTTGTTGAATAAAGAAAGACCTAAGTTGTTATCAGGAGTAGCTTCACCAACACCTCTTTGGTATGGGTCAACACCACCGATATTCTCAACACCGAAAGTAGGAGCAGATCCAACTGGGTTGTTTGCTTCAAATGCAGAACCTGAGAAACCTGGGATATGATCTTCTAAAGCTTTTACTAACTCAACATTTCCGTCAACTGTACCTTTTACATCACCAGCTTGTGCGGCAGCAGCATCGTAGAAGTCTACGTTATTAGCAATTGCATCATAGATAGGCTCATAACCTACTTCACCTTGTTGGTAAACACCAGCAGTAGTTGCAGTGGCGTCATCGTTACCTCTTACACGGAAAATAGATTTACCATCAATTCTTGATAATCCAATGAATGTTAATTCGTAAGGAGCAACAGTTGTAGTAAGCGCGGCAGAAGATGCGTATACTAGGTCGTTTTCTACTAAAGCAGCACCTTGTAAGTTATCAAAAGCGAATTTGATCATCAATGGTGCAGAATCAGTTGCTTTTCCACCAGCATCTTGAATTCTACCACCACCGTATACGAAGTCCAGGTAAGTTAATACTCCCATAGGACCTTGCATTGGCACAACAGGTACTAAGTCAAGACCTACAGTCTGAGCAGCAACCTGCATAGCAAGTGGAAGCAAAGAGAAAGGTTTGTCACCAGAACCAGTTACTTGGCCTGGGAATGCATTCAAGGTAGTTGGGTCATTTGGGAAAGCTGGCGCATTCATACCTTGAAGGTTCATGTTAGGGTTGAGGTGCACAGTGTTATAAACACTCTCATTCAAGTTATGGTAGTGGCAATACTTAGACATCCAAGCAAGTTTGCTTTTGTCCTCGATACCAGTAGCCTCTGAAATGATAGGTGTCCAAGTCTTTTGAACCTCAGCCTCATTAATAAGACGATTTGCGTACATAATTTTTATGTTTTTTAATTTTTAATTAAGATTTACTATCCTGACTTTTTGCTTCTTAGTCCTTGGATACGTATTATATATCATGTCGATATATTCGATTTTTATAATATAATATAAAAAAGGGGCCAAAACTTGGCCCCTACAAAAATAATTGATTAAATAACTATTATCTTCCTAAGTTGAATCTTAGTCTGTTAACTAAGTCATTCTTGAAATCTTCATTTACTGCATATGGATTTTCTACATCCTCACCAGCAACTTTAGATTCGTTGATTTTTTCTAACTCAACTTTAGTATCGCGAAGATCTCTAGTTGCCCAGAAGTTATCGATAGCATATTGAGTATCTAAGCTTCTGAACTGTGACTCGGCTAGAATCTGGTTTTTCTTACCTTCACTCAATGATTCCCATTTTGCGCGGTATTTCTCTGGCATGCTATCTACAACATCTAATTTATTAGATTCAGTAACAAAGCAAGAATCCCAAATTCTCTCAGCGTCTATGGTAGACATGCAACGGTTTGAATTCATTTGCTCTACAATCTTATCTTGCTTTTCATTGTTTAATGCACCGAACTCATTTCTTTTCTTTTCAGTTAAGAAATTCATGAAGAACAAGTTGTGATTGCTCTTAGATTCAGCCTTCTCAACAAGAGCTGTTAGTTTTTCACTAATGTTAGCTTTGTAAGAATCGTCAGACTCTACAACAATTTTACCATCAGCTGTATCTTTAGCATTTTCAGCTAAAATCTTTCCGTATTCGTTGTTTACTTCTTCAGCAACATACTCAGTATAAGTAATGCTCTTTTCGACATTCTCTTTCAAGTACTCAGAATAGGCAATGCTCTTATCGAGTTTCTCAGCAATGTACTCGCTATATGCAATTCCTTTCTCTAAGCTTTCTCCTAGGTAATTAGCATATTCGATAGACTGATCTGTCTTTTCAGCAACATGCTCAGAATATTGAATACCTGTATCTAACTGTTCAGCTAAATAATCTGTGTATTCCTTAATATTGTTCATATTTTCTGCTAAGTAGTCAGTATATGAAATGCTCTTATCGACATTTTCAGCTACATACTCAACATAATCAGTAACCTGATTTACTTTCTCAGCGATATGCTCAGAATACTCAACTAGTTTTTGAATTGTAGCAGACTGATCATCGTTAGCTGTTTCTTTTACTCTCTCAATTTCATTTTTTAAGTATTCAGTATACTTGTTAAAGTCCTCAACAGTTACATATTGTTCTTGAGCCATTTCTTCTGATTTTTTATTTGGTTTATTTATCTGTTCATTAACTTCATAGATGTATAAAGAGTCATCTGCATCAAATCCAAATGATTCGTTAACTCTTGCTAATTCTGCGTTTTCAAAACCAGGATCAGCGACTAAGTCATATGTAAAGAATTTTTTAATTTTTACTCGACCATCATCACCTACAGTTCCAGCAGCCCTGCTAGAGATGTGTAATGGAATACCGTCTTCTATTAGCGCCTTTGCTTCTTTACCTTTAGATGTGTTCAATAATTTAATTCGACCTAAAACTTGTTTTTTGTTTTCATCATATCTTAGATCCTCGATAACGTGAGATACATTTGATAAGCTAATATCAAAATCCTTTGGATGATCAAGTTCGCCTAATAATTTTTTACTAGCAACCTTCTCTTTTAGCTCATTAATATGAGGTAGAACTTCCTCTTCTTCGTAAATTCTGTTATTCTTGTTCTTTACTCCTATTTGTGTAAAGACTCCTTCGAGTATTACCGAACCATCCGTCTCCTTCTGCGTATTGAGTACGGTGCTCGATCTTTCTATGATTAATAAATTTTTAGACATCTGTCAAGGTTTTTTTATATATTAAAGTGATACTATATTTTTTATATTATATTCCGCCGCCTAAGCCACCCAATGGATCTTCTTCGGTTTTTGTAGCCTTAAATTTAGATTTATCGGCTCCTAATAGAATCTTTTCGATGTCTTCTTCTCTATAACCTTCTTTTTCAAGCTCCTCTCTACGCTTAGCTCGACTATTTGCTTTCAGGTCATCTCTAGTGAATCCACCATATTTACTTATTAACCATCCTAGATCAAAATATGGAATTTCATTCATGTTTTCATCAGTTACGCTCAATTGTGTTTTCATGTTACCAATGAAATCTATTCTTCTATTTTGAAGCTCCATTTCCTTCATTTCTTCAAATACATTATCCTTAACGAATTTGAGTGCAAGACCTGCCTTAAACGCCACATCGTCATTCAATTCAGGGTGATTCATACATAATTGAATATACAGTGGTTTAATTAAAACCTCTTGCCATATAGATCTTAACCTATCAACAAACTTTGAGAACTTAATCTCGTCTCGCATCATACCACTTGCATCCATGCTGTAGGTACTTGCAGCCTCTCTATCGAATCTAGAAAATGGTATTTTTGATGCTAATTTCAGCTTATCAGAAAAGTATTTAAGAGATTCCGTGTCCCCTAAATCAGGACCATCTCCACCTATTGTAGAAATTTCTGGAACTTCCCCGTCCTTGCTTGGTAACCAATATTCTTTATTAAATGCCATCATTGGCTTACCATTGGTTTGTAATTCACCTGAGTTATGATCAAATTCAACAACTTCTCTGTAGGAATTCATGAGTTGTGCAAGTGATTGTTTTGCTCTCGTCTTAGATTTACCACCAACTGGTATTATAAATTGTGTTTTGTAGGAAGCATTAGTAACAGACCATATGATTCTTGTGGTCTCCATAATGCGTAACATATTAAATGCTCTAATCAGCCTTTCAACATAAGATATTCTCTGTGGAGAATTAACAGAAGAATAAGACAGGTAAATAATTTGCGTGTCATAAAGCTTTCTCTCCTTAGGACCCTGGTCCTTATACTGGATCCACATCTTTTGACCGGTTTCTGTATCAACGACCGGTAATAGAGACACAGGATCTAGTTCTTTAAAACCAATAATCTCAGTCTGCCTGTCATTGTAGATTATTTCAAATGCAAGGTAGCCATCAACTAACCATTTTCTAAAATAGTTCCAAGGCGATACAGCATCATTAAAACCAAAATAATTGTAAATGTTATTATATGTGTCAGAGATTTCCTCTTCGATAGCTTTAGAAATTTCACCATGATAATCTGCATAAGCCATATAATTAGACTCATCAAATACAATACACTCGTCGCATATAACATCTAAGATGTCTTCTATTTCATCCTGAACGGCGAATGTTCTAAGCTGTTCTCTTTTCTTAGCATAGTTTTTATCGAAGAAACTGATGTTCTTCTTCAATGATGTATCTGTTAGGGAAAGACCTGCAAAAAAACCGTACATGTCATCTGCATCAGATCCCATGGGATTCATCGTATAGCCCATTTGATTTTCAGCAAAACCAATAGCTCTTGAATTCCGCAAAATCATATCGTCATAAGCCATCCCAAGATTTGATAAATCCTTGAGTAACTTTCTAACGGGATTAGTATTAGTTAAGGGTCCTTTTCTGTTTGTAAAGCCGGCCATTTCTACTTATAGTTGTTTTATATATTCTTGTAATAATTGTTTTGAACCATTCTCATATTAGTTCCTGAAAAATTATCCTCGTCATTTAAGGTACCTAAATACCAATCTTCATAACCTAATACTTTAATATTCTCGATTTGTTTCATTCTGTACTGTCGAACACAATATGAAAGATTGTATTTTGATCCATAGGCCTTCTTTACGTTGTCCCATGTAAATTGCGGATATGGATTCTGTGCTTCGCCATCACCGAAACTTTTATCTAGCTCTTGTTCTATGTGTGATTGCATCGACTTTATAATAAGTTCTATAAATGGTAGCCTCACGTCGTATGGCATGTAATGTAAATTTATACCAAGCTGATTGTCTGTATTTTTTTGTTTATAATAACCTAAACCGATAACTATTGGATATTCGTCGTATTCCGGTTCTAAGTCTGTATCATATTCAAATGCATACATTTTCCCAGGCTCTAAGAATCCTCTACTACTTGCTTTTAGTAATTCTATTTCTTCTTGTGAAAATTTTGATGCTTTTTTCGCACCACCATTTGAACTAAGCGCATAATCTAGTTCAAGCCTAAATGTTCCATCTAGTTGTGCCATTAAAATATCTTTGAATCTTCTGTTAACAGCATGACCTTATAATTTCTACGTTGTGCCTCTTTATTCAATGCATCTGTCTTGCAAAGATTTTTAACGTACATTTCGTAACTATATTTATAGTTTTCAACTGCCTTTTTTGATTTACGCGATGGAGGTTTTGGTTTTACCAACTGCGACTTTGGCTTTATTTCAACTACATAATTTGTTTGTTCGTCACCATTTTTCATTGTTATAAAAAAGTCTGGAAAATAGTTATGAAATCGTTTATCTAGTAGATTAAAATATTTAATTGAAAAGGGCTCGGACATCCAAGATATAACATCTTCATTATGATCACACCAGTGGCAAAACTTTCTTTCCCAGCTGCTTCTGTAAATTATTGGAAATGCACCAACATATTTTTCAATGTTAACAGGTTTGTAATATCCTTGTTTAAAACCGGACTTTACAGTAGGTTTTACTTTTTTGATGCTCATTAAATAGTGTAAATCCCGTCGGAATCTGCGCTTCCATTTATTGAAACCGTGCCATGGTATTTTTTAGGATGCAAAGCATTCCAGCCTTTAGCAAATCCTCTCTTTGCTACTTCTGTAAAATATGCGAATGCATTACTACTTCTAGCAGGATCAAAGTTTCTCCAGTATCTGTATAAATCCATGTAAGCATAAGCTATACAATCTTGCTTATCGTCTGGATCTCTATATTGTAATCGGTTAGAAGATCTCTCAGCTAACATCATAAGCATTTTTAATGCCTTAGGGGTGAGCTCGTCCTGCTCTCTTGATTTTTTGATCTCTTCTAAGAGGTCTCTATTATTTAGATATTTTCTTTTTCTAGGCATATTGCTTATTTATTATTATATGAAATAAAAGCCAATGGTTTATTGGCAAACAATATACTTACTTAGATAGACTAATCTCTAAATCACCTCTTTTTACCATTTTAGTGTTTCCGCTTTTAACGATAATTGTATCAATCAAATCTTCATCGCCAAGGCTAGAATATTCTTCTGCATTTACTAAAATTGCCTCGCCTTTTCTTAAACCTGGTATATTCTTGGCAACAGTAGCCTCGACATAACCATCATTTAGATATTGATTAATGTTTTTGATCTTCTCAGTTGTATAAGTTCCTGAAAGTTCTTTTTCCTTTTTAGCAATTTCAGTGCTGATTAACTCTAAGGCTTCTTTTAAAGACTCGTCTTCTCCAATTCTGGACATAGCATCTTCGATCTCCTTTCTTTTTTCTTCTAGAAAATCGATTTCTTCGTTGATCTTAGATCTTTTAGCTTCAACAATAGCTTTCTCGTTATTCTCTTTTTGTAGCTTCTCAGAAAGATATGTGGTAGCATCGTATCCAATAAAATCCTTTGCTTCATTTAATGCATCAGTTGCAGACTCAAAAAACTTCATTTCATTGAGGCCCATTGAGTGATTTACTTTATTTACATAAACACCCTCTTTCAAAGGGAGGCTCAACATAGTTAAGTATACATGTAGAAATTGCTCTGATGTTAAATTAAGGAAGTTATCCATTTCAGTTACCATTCCTATATTTTCAAATAATGTGCAAAGGTTGTTGATCTTCCACTGATCTCTAAATCCATAGAATTTAGTAGCAATAAGTGCTTCTTGAATTTCAATCGAGCTATGGTTAGAAATATCCATATTTCCTAACATGATAGTCCCTTCATTAATATTAAATTCTAATGATTTTCCATTATCACCGAAGAATACAATTGAGTCTCCGGAATGATTAGCCTCAGCTAAAGTCATTGCAATGACGTTGTATCTGTTATCTGTAACCTTTGTTTCTTCGATAGAACCATCAGTCATCTTGTAATCCTTTCCGTGCAGTCTGAATATCATAGACTCGCCTTCGGTAATCATTGGCGTAAATAGTCGGTATGGTGTTGCTCCAGATTGTGGAGTGCTTTCTTTCTTAGCTTCCTTCATTTCAGCAACTAATTTCTTAGCTTCTGGAGACCAAGGGTTTGAATAAGATATCAATGGCATCTTTGAAAAGATAACTTGCTCTGATTCATTTAATAATGCACCCATTTCTTCTCCTAGCTTAGCATACATTCCGTCTTTTCTGGTCATGTTAGATACAGACTCTGCAATTCTAAATGCCCACTTTCTTTCGTTATAGCATTCTTCGATAAAACCTTTTAATTCTAACACTGGATCGATCCAATTATATGCTGAAATCTGATTGTGTATATTTTTGGCTATCATAAATTTAAGTGAAGGATTCACTGTAGCCTCAACTTCCTCTGTAAGGCCATCTACTCCAAGAGAATTGAATTTAACTGGGAATTGTCTTGTTACATTTTCCAATATTTCTGTTGCGGCTTTAACTGAAAAGGAAACTCTAGAGTTGTCGCTAGACATTTCTTTTAAGCTATCTAAGGTTTTAACTACCATTTCATATAGACCAGTAAGTGTGAAGTTCATCGTTGAATTATTTTTTTGATTAGTATTTTCTGCTACTGTTGGGTTATTTTGCATTGTTTCCATTTTATAATGTTGAATTGCCGAGTATGCTAACTGTTGTGGAGTACCCATTCCTACTAAAATTGCAAGAACTTGTGATTCTGATTTACCGCTTTTAAAAAATTCGTAAGCTAAATCCATCAATTGCTGTGGAGGCGTATTGAGATAAGCTGCACTTGTATCAACACCAACTTGTGGTGTTACCATCCCATTCATATAAACTTGGGTCTGTCCTTCGTTAATCTTCGACATCTATAATCTAATTTGTTTTATATATCATCAATAAAAAAGTAACATCATAAAAAATGTATTATGTATTACTGTTGTTATCTTCATTTGAAGCATTTCTATATACTTTACTATCTTTCTGCTCTGGCGCTGGCTGATTTGTAGTCACCGTGTTGCTTGAGAAATTAGGCTCATTAATACTATCAGGATCTACAAATGCAGAATTTGAATCTCCAGATACTGTTGACTGCGGTGAAAATTTCTTAATAGGCTCAACGCTCGATTGCATTTCCGTCATAGACCCACCTATAAATTCTATTGTACCATTTCTTAAAACTCCAACTTGGCCAATACTTAGTGGTATTTCTGGAAATGCGCCGTCTCCAGTTGCAGTAGGAGAAACGGTTCTCAAATCATCTGTGACAGTTGTTGTTCCATCTTTAAATGTTATTGTGTAGGTGCCATCGTCATTAGCCTGTGTAGATTCTATATTACTAGGTGACGGATTTGGAGTTCCGTTATCTACAGTACCTGCCCCGACACCAGGAACTAGCCCAGTGCCTCGTGCCGCTTGAACAGCAGCTTCATGTTCAGCTATAGCTTTATCAATCGCCTCTTCTGCTAAAACATCTATTTCTTTCATTAAGAATCCTCCGTCAAATACAGGAAGGAACGATTTAACTTCTAGTGCAAATGTCACAGTAAACTCCTTTTTATCAGAGAGGCCATACTCAAAAAGTTTATTTTGTGAATAGTCCTCAGGTAAACCAACAGATGCTTCAACTCTAAACATGCCTAAATCAACCTGAAATCTGGTTGTTTTATACATTCTACTCATCAAAGATTCTGTAACCTTAAGCATTTCAAGATTAGACGAACAAACCACAGTTGTATCAAATGTCATTACTAATGGAATGTATGCTGTATCCAACATAAGAGTTTTTAAATATCCACCAATATTTCTAACAAAACTTGCTCTTGTAAACTTATTAGTTAGTGAGCCTGAATCAATAGAAACTCCTGTTAGTTGAATCACTCCCCTTGGCACAACATCATAATCACCTATCGCTTCGTCGTTTTCAGCAGTTCCAAACTTAAAAACATCTAACAACAACCTCTCGTTTCCTGTAACTGAATAATAAAAAGGAACTTGTACTTTCTGAGTAGTGTCCTCATCAAGCTGATTGTAATAAAATACCTTTTCTCTTAGTTCAGCAAGCAAGGCAACAATAATATACCTAAGAACTACGTTGTCTTTATTAAATTCCTGATTGTATGCTGACATATTAACTAAAAATTTGCACAAAGTTGCGCTGAATTATATATCAGCCTATTGTTTCAATGTTGAACTCACTAAAACCTGCATCCTTACTTATCTCTAATTTTTTATCAAAGTATTCGCTAGGTAGTACAGTATGATTAATTACAAATGTATTTAAACCAATCTCCTGTATGGTATTGTGTAAAATGCTAACGATATGGTAAACTCCATCAGCGTCTATACTTGAGAAGATTTCATCTAGGAATAAAATATTTAGGCTAGGGAATCTAATCTTTATCATTTTTATCAGTGACATGATCACTACGAAATCAACCTTCTTTTTCTCACCTGTTGATAAAGTCTTTGGGCTTATTTCTTCTCCTAGATGATGTAGAGTGCAATTAAATTTTTCATCAAACCTGATACCAAATGGAATTCCCATTTCCTTTGCCATCAGAGTTACATTGTTGTTTAGAGAAGGCAAGACTGATCTAATTGCCATATTCTTAATACCATCGTCGCCCATCATATTCTCCAAAATAGTCAAATAATAGTCTTCACCCTCTATTTTATTCTTAGAATCTTTTTTAGATTTTAGCCTATCCCCAAACTGCTTAACTAGGGTTTTTAAATGGTCTGAGTCATTTGATTCGCGCTTAGCTAACTTTACTAGTTCCTCTTTTAATTGATTAACTGATGCATCCAAGTTACTAGCTCGTGATATAATCTCTCTATTCTGCTCCCTCAGCTTTGACATCTTAGATTCTAGCGAAGTTACATTTTCGCTTGCAGCTTTAAAAGATTCTTTAAGGTCTTCTGCCTGATCTAATTTATCTTGCTTTAGGTTTGTATGGAAATCGGAATCCAAAGGTGCACTACATGTAGGGCATGCCTTCTGTTCATATAATTTAAGACCAGTTTGAATGCCTCGTATTTTTGACTTAATGTCGTATGCTAAAGATGATTCTTCCTTAAGCTCTTTATCAACTTTAGATATTTGATCCTTTATCTTATTATTTGCTTCTACTAGCTTTTTCTTGCTCTCGCCAAGTTTGATGAGCTTTTCCTTTAGTATTTTTATTTCTGCTTTATTCTTAGCTTCATTTTCTTTTTCAAGTTTTTCAAGCTGATTAGCCACAGATCTAATAGAATCGTCTAGCGTTCTTATTTCATCATCAAACGTTCTTATTTCATCAATAATCTCTCTGCGCTTTTGTTTTACAATCTCACGCATATCGTTTATCACAGAAAATCCAAATATTCTATCGACGATCATCTTTTTATCATGCGGAGACATCGTAATGAATGATTTAAAATCATTAACTGACAATATGATTACATTCTTAAATACATGGTAAGGGATTTCATACATCTCAGTTTCCAGAAAATCCTGCATGTTGCTTTTACCTGCAACATCGTATTCTTCGCCATTTATTTTTACATTGAAAATACTAGGTGCTATTCCTCTTTCTATTTCTATGTGCTTACCTTTGCTTTCGAGATGTATTTTTCCCCACAGGCCACTATTAACTCTGTTTGGAAGATCTCTGAGGTTTACACCTTCAACTCTTCCATAGCATAAATATGTCATCACTCTAGCAAGAGTGCTTTTTCCTACGCCATTGTTACCAAGAACTAAGTAAAGGTCGCCTTTACCCTTTTCAAATTCAATGTTCTGTATTCGGTTACCGTAGCTTGCGAAGTTCTTAAATTGCAGTGATTTAATGCGCATACGATGGTGTGGTTGTCTCTAAATATAACTCTTTTATGGAATTCACTAACTTTTGTTTTAGTTCTTCGTCATAATCCAGACCATTAACGTAATCTTGAGCTATCTTAAATATGTCTAATTCACCTTTAAAATCTGAAATGTTATCATCTTGGCATTCTATGGGATTTTCCTCATCATAAATTCTTGGCTCTAATTTTCTAGCGTGACCATCTAAGTAGGTCATAAACTGGTTTATATTGTATTTGCCTAGAGCGTTTGAAGGAACGAATATGTCAACGAAATTATTTTCTATTTCTGATTTGATGTCAGCCATTCTTCTCTCAAATAAATCATTCATATAATATCTAGTGAACTTTGGAGAATATTTGTTTTCAAAAAAGGTATGATCACCTGTCTCTAGATCTAAAAGGTATATGCCTTTAGTATTATCCCTATCTGATCTTGTCATGTGATAAGGATTTCCAACTAGTGTAAAGTTTTTCTTTTCTTGTCTATAGTGGATATGTCCAGAATAAACTCTATGATATCCTTTAAACACTTCAACTGAATTACCGCCATCATGTAAATGCCTTTTACTAGGGCTTGTCTGCACGCCTTGTGTTTCTGAGTGACAGAACAAGAATGACTTTTTATCTCCTTTTAGCTTTTTAGCTATTTTAGCAAGAGTTTCCTTTTCATGATCTGAGTTACGCCTCCATGGCATGAGCACACAGTTTGCATTTGAGTTACGACTAATAATTTTTGGCTCCTTATGCACATTTACATTCGGAATATATTTTAGACAGTCAACCGAAGAAATATCATTTGAGTTTTTTCTCATGATATCATGATTCCCAACGATAATATGCACTTCGGGAAATATTTTACCAAGTTCTTCAAAAACTCTTATACCAAGGTTTTGTGCTGCTAAGTTTAGGCTTTGCCTGTTATCGAAGACATCACCAAGATGGAATAGTACATCGCCTTTTTTATATTCCTTTTTAACTAAAGGTATAAAAAAATTAAAAAAGTAGTCCTCGATTAAATTCAGCCACATGACTGAGTTAGACCGACAGCCGAGATGCGTGTCGGATATCATCCAAACCCTTTTCATTAAAAGAGTTTATTAATTTTTTTCTTCTTAAGAATATCGTACTTCTTATCAAGCTCTAGTATCAATTCATCTTTAAATTTGTTAGACAATGAATTATAAAACTTATTTGGAAATACATCAAAGTAGTCAGAAATCACACTAAATAGATCTATCCTTGAATAAGAAGTACCTAAATGTTCGATAACGTATAGAAATACTTTGTTGATTTGTACTTTGTTAAGCTTTTTAACAACACCATCAGGTGTGACTTTACTAAGCTGGCTGAATTCTGAGTCCTCTATTAAAGCATCTATTTTTTTGAACAATATGTTGTAGTGCATCTGGTCATCAGGATCTAGATCTGTCTCGTAACTAGGTGCAACCTTAAATTCTATTTTAGAATCACTTAGATCTTGCTCTCCGTAAGTATTGTTAAATATTTTATCTCTATTCATAATTTCTATTGTGTTATATCACCAGTCTCTGTAAGTCTCATGTAGTCGTAGTCGATATTAAATCGACATCTACTTCCCTTGCCTTGGCCATCTCTTATTTTTAAAACTTTAAGCCAATATTCTCTGCCTGCATGCATCATTGAATCCTGGATCAGTGCGTACATAACATCAACAGTATGCGCCAGACCTGCTGATTCAGCAATGTTCTCCATCTTTACTTCACTCGAGTCCCAGGCGCCACGATTTATTTGAGTCGCCGAAATAATTAACATGTCTCTTTTAACTGCAAGTGCACGTAAATCTTCAGCAATCTGCTTTATTTTCATGTAAGTATTCTCTGTATTAGGATTTCGGTAGTTGGCTAATATATTTATATAGTCAACAATAACAACATTTACCTTATGATCTTGAGATTCTTCTAAAGTTTTTAGATACGCTTCAATATCTAGTACAGTTCCTTGTGATGTTGGAAATTCCTTAACAAAGAGTTTACCAGGTGGTAGAATACCACGAGATACCTTTTCAAGCTTTCTCTTCATGAAGTCTCTGTTGACAGACTTCTGATCATAATCCATCATTTTCACATTCAGTAGATTCGATCCGATTCTCTTTAATACTTTTTGAGCAGACATTTCAGCAGTAACGAAAACTACATTATGGCCCATGCGTACAAAGTTAGCTGCATCATTAGCCAACCAAATAGACTTACCGACGTTCTGTTCACCTGCATATACAATTAATGACTTTGGATCGTAACCACCTCCTGAGATGTTATCTATAAAATTCCAGCCAGTCTCTAATTTCTTAGTTGTTCTTTGTATGTGATCTTCAGGATTAAAGAAATCTAATCCTACATCAGCATCAAATGTCAACGAACCGTCAGTTGAAATCATGTTTATGGCACGACCTACGACGTCTTCTACGTTCTCAGGCGAAACGTCAACAGTCTTAATGTATTCAATAGTTCTTACAATTTGCTTGTCAAAATGGTTCCATTTTACCCAAGCCTCTGCAGTTCTTTTAAGCCATTCGTGATCGTATTCCTTGACAGACACATTAAATATAGAATCTATCATATCATCAGATACCTCAGACTCAACGTCTTTGACAAGAGCCTTTACCTGATCCTTTGAAGGGGCTTCACCAAACTTAATAAAGAAGTCTTTACATAGATTTACAACAAAATCTAAATCTTGATTTTTAAAGAAGTTTTTGCCAACTGACTTTAAATATGTAGGCTTTTCTAAAAAGTAATTAAAAAATATTTTTTCGTGATCTATACTACTGCGCATGATTAAGAATATGGGTTTGATTTAAAATCATAAGTTATTTTAGTACGAGTGTTGCCAACCATTTCTATTATATTCTCATGAACAAATTTTAGAAGTTTATTGTTGACTTCATCAATACTTATACCAAACTTTTTAGAAATTGAAACATCAGTAAACTTAGTTTTCTTGTTAGGCTTTGAACATAGTTCTCGTATAATTTCAAATATGATGTCCTCACCATCAGGGTAATTAGGCATCGCTGCGTGATTGCCTAAAACGTATTTGACTTTTAACTTGCCTGTATCGATTCGTCTATCAAACATCGTCTCCTTCTAACATAATAGACAGATCTGCTGCATTTAGATCTTCAGTACCATAAGAAAATTTCTCATTTATAATTGGCTCGATAGACTGAAGCACGTCACTAGTAATAACTCTAGGTGTAAATAGTTCATTAAGATCAACGGTGTCATTAAGATGTTTCACACAAAGTTTTCTAGCGGTTTGAGATGGTTGGAAGTAAACAATCTTAGTCTTTCCTGAATCTTCGTACTCATGCTTTCTGCATTCATCCTGCTGCGTTGAATTTAACTTTTTAAACTGGGATTCTGTTATAAATCTACCCCTTTCTATTCCGCAAAGATCCCAACTAATATATTCTTCAAGGCCAACATATGGATTCATGCCCTTATTAAAAGAGATGTGGAATTTGATTGGAAGTGGCTTGGCAAATCTATTTTTGTTCGGCTTTGCGGTCACAACAATTCCAGTTTGCTCAGTACCTTCTTTTAGTTTTGCCTTTCCTAAGAACAAAATAATAGAAGCTGCGTACTCAGGCCCAGTTCCACCGCCCCCAACAGTCTTAGAGAATAAGTCTTGGGTCTGATAAGTGTGGTTTGTAAACAAGAAAGGTATTTGACAAATACCAAGTTTTGTCATTAGGATTCTGAAAGTTGATTTCAGTAGTTTTGCACGTGTCATGTCAGCTTTGTCACTGCCGGACTTAGCATCATCAATTTCTTTTTGTGTTGCTAAATTACCTGCCGAATCTAATATGATCATAACTTTAGGTAACTCAAATCCCTTATTTTTCATTTCAATAAGGTTATCAGCAACTGCAGTTACAGATTTTCTAAACTCTTGAACAGTATTACATGGCTCATATCTAAATTTTGAAGTATCAATGTTAAACTTTTCTACTAATTCCTTATCTACAGCATTCTCTGAATCATAGAATATGATTGAATAACCTAAATCTTGAGCCTGTTTGATCGCATTTAAAACCAAAAAAGTCTTACCAGTTCCAGAAGGTCCTGCTAGAGCAACTGCTCGATTATTTGGAAACCCTCCAAATAGTGAACCTGTAAGGCATGCGTTTAGATGAAAATTACCAGTGGGTATGAAATGATCAATTGATGAAATTGTTGACTTATCAAGCGTATCTCCATATTGAGAGATTTTACTCATTTCCTTATTTAGATCATCAAACGAGAATGTTTTTGTTGCCATTTTAAAAGTTTATTTTTTATATGGCAATTGATCAAAATGTTTAGAATAAAGACACTGCATAAATCAAGTTACGATCAAATGGCTTGAATCCCATCGCCTTAATAACCCGATTTATTGGATCTAATATAGTTTTCTCAAATTGCACATCGTAATCTATTTCAGGTGCAAATTCATAAGGATAATCACCAGGTGCATATGCAAATACATCACAGTGCCTATCTGTAGAAAAATACATTTTTAACTTTTCGCCATTACCAAGCGGTTTGTATTTCATTTTTGCATTTGAATTATTTAGCAAGTAATTATGATATCCTGCACTTCTTACACCGATAGGGCATCCTTTAGTAATCTCAAATCTATCTATGTCGTTTAGAACATACCTTTGATAATTGTTTACCTTTTTTGCAAAACTTATATTTTCAACGTTTGCAAGCTTGAACTCACGCTTTATTTCTTTAAGACGACCTGCAAAATCCTTCATGCTAAGCTCTTCAACAGAAAAGATGTATTTTAATAAGTCTTTTAACTTCTGCCTTGCAAATATCGGAGTAGATGATTGAATAATTTCAAATCCCTTAGCGCTGATCTTAGTAAGATCATCATAATGTAAGTCAGGATCTTTCCAAACTATATTTTGCATGTATTTCTTTTTAGCTAACCAGATAGCATTCTTTGCAATGCTTTCTAGTTCGAAGCTTAAGAAGTTTTCGGCGTTGTTGTCATCAGCATATTTTTGTAGAATGCGTTCAATGTATTCTCCTAATCTATGCTTGTATAAATTAAGTATAAAAGTTTTAGAATCACCTTCCCAGTCTGAGTTTTTGATAACTTCTTCAAATTTCATGTAAATTGAATCAGTGTCAATATAGATTCCTACAGGTTGCTTGATCTTTCCAGTAACGGTGATACCCATCTTATTGTGTGCATCCGTATCTAAATGCCAAAATTCTCTAAAGTATTTGTTTACTAATTCTTCTGTGTAAAGAATAGCATCTTTACCCTGAAGTGTGATAGTTTCTGCTATGTCAACATTGAAGAAATAAAAGTATGGATTTCCAAATGCACCGTAGATCGAATTAAGCATGAGCTTGATTCCTTGTTCGTAGTTATAATACTCGCCTGCTAATTTTTTAAGCTCTGCTAACTCTTCGTACTTTTTTTCTAATTTTCGATCCATTGAATATTATAACTAAATTATCAATTTTGTTTTCTTCTAAGCATGCCACGTGTCCAGCCTTCTGGAATTGGCTCATCTGGGAGTATCATGCTACCCTTTACACCGTTGTTAATCCATATTTTGCCCTTCGCTTTTCCCTTTAGAGATTTTGACATGTTATCAAGCCATTCTTGCGAGAACTTGCCACGCTTAACACCAGTTTTAGAAGCAGATATTTTCTTCTTTACTTCTTCAGGCCTCTTTATACCTTTCATCGGTGACTCGTAGCCCTGTTCCTTTTTTAATTTCCAGGCATCACTCATTTTTTGCTTAGTTTCCCCAGAGTGTGGTTTACGATCTCTTGCCTTCGCAGCCTTACTCATATTTTTTCTTGCTTCTTCAGTGTGTTTATAGCCTCTCGAATTTGTATTTCCCATAGCTGCCTGGCTCATCTTTTTTTTGCTTTCGTCAGAATGTTTTTTTCCTAGTCTATACTTGTTACCAATGTTTGCAATACCTGATTTTCGCCTAGTCTCGTCACTAATCTCTAAAGATTCTCTAAGCCTTTCATATTCTCTAGAGCCTATTCGGTAATCTCGGTTGTCCATGTGTTTGCCTCGTGCAGTTGCCATCATAAATGCAGCCCAATGGAGTTTTGATTCATTTGGGTAGATCTCACATAGTAGTTTGTGTATGATAAAATGCTCCCTTGCTGTTAGATGTACTAGATTATCTTGATCATCAGTTCCGCCTAGGCATTTTGGTATAATGTGGTGTTTTTCGGAGTAGCCTTCTAAAGTTCTCTCTTTTGCCCTTTTGATTATTAAGTCATGTATTTTCTTGTGATTCATACTTTATATATCAAAAACGCACTATACATTATATTTAATAAAAATGGCCCGCAAAGCAGGCCATTCAGATAACATATACAAATTAAATATAACAAGTATATTCAAAATTGAAACTTAGTCCTCATCTACTACAGCTACAGCAACTGTGAGTAGAGTGTCTGTATCCATTGATTTAAATACAATTTTGTTTTCACAAACAATCACTTTATAGTTTTCTTTGTCTAACAAATTGAAATACTTTTTATATGCAGTGACCTTAGTGCCTACAGGAACATCTCCTGCAAACTTAGTAGCAATGACTGCATCATAAGCTGCACCAACTACATTAACTCCTCGTTCACTAATTGAGAAAGAAAATACATCTTCTTCCTTCTCTAGATTAAATAGTGATTTAATTCTATCCGCATCAACAGTTAAAAGGTCAAACTCAAATAACTTGTTCTCAACACCAAATGCTCTCGACATCTCCTCTTTGTTCATTTCCATAAATGATAAACTTGGATCTGCGCAAGCTAGATTAATTTTAAGTTTGTCATTTTGAATCACAAAGTCTGCTGCAAGATTAGCATCATCTATATTATCATAGACAACATCACCAGTTACTTCACCTTTAAAGTGTGAAATTGCATCTACTACTTTAGATCCATTGTAAAAACTAACTTTTATATCACCATCAAGCTCTTGATCAAAATCAAATAGGTCAGAAGTAGGAATGTTTGCCAATTTAACAGCATCTCGTTCAGGTAGGTATACTGAAGAAGTTGTGGTTTCATTTCCTATTTTGATGAAAATAAATTTGTCAATTGATAATAGTTTTTTGACGTATGATTGAAATTCATACCCGTTAATTTTATTAAGTGATACTGTACTTGCCATTTTTTTATTTTTAGTTATTTTACTAATTTTTTGTTAATTGTTTAATCTCTTATTTCTCCCCATTCCCTCTGTGAATCAGTTTTGTCTTTTGTTTCATCGAATTCAGGTTTAGGATCACCCCCAACATTCCAAAACCAAGCGCCAGGAGATCCATTTCTTTTCATAAATTCCCAAGCCTTTGCATCATAGTTCAGCGCAGAAGGAAATGGAGGATAGTATTTTTGATCCACGTTTTGGTTAAATGCTTTTGGATGTGACCACATCTTTGCCTTTCCCCTTTCACCTCTTTTTATATTTCTAGCAACTGCAACTGCATTGAATTTAGAATCTGGCCACGCTATTTGTAAAGATCGTTGAAGCACACCTGTTGATATTGCAGACCAAACTTCTTCTGGATAGCCATTGTTCTCTGCTAAATCATATGCAACTTTTACGGCAGCTGCAGTTACTAACGGATGTCTTAATCCGAGTGGAATGAAAAATGCACCATTATCTTTAGCCCAATCTGCGGCTATTTTATTTAGATTTGGCATTGCTGCAATTCTTCTAAATTTCATTGTAGCTCCTCTTTCTATACATATTGCCTGGTGATCTGATATTTGTTTTTGGCTAGGACTAAATAATACTAATTTTTTATTGTACTTTTTGGCAAGATATGCAAGCGATATACCTGCAAATCCGTATCGAGGCTGTACATATACAAGAGTATCTGAAGCTGCCTTTTGTACTAAGATGTCTCCAAATCTACACTTTGATCCAAATCCCATCATATCTTCTCTAACGACTTTAAAGCCATCATGTTCAATAATTGTAGGAGCATCAAATGGATCTTCCCAATCTCCAGCTAAATCAAGCCATGCTTCACGATTAGGCATCATTAGATTTAGATCTTGATTAGATAGACTATCTGTATGTTTGTTATGTGGCATAATCTTAATTATAAAGTTTCGAAACACGTTTTTTGTACTCATCTACATCAATACCAGCTGCTTTTATAACTTTGTCATCAGATGGGTGATTGGTCATTCCATTGAAAGATTCTAATAGCCCTAACTCAAGCATTGCCCTCTGTCTACCAAACGGATGATCAATTATTGTAGATGAGTTCCAAAGAGTGTCCATGTTGATATGCTTATAATCCGCACCTGGTCTCATGTAATTTTCTATCCAACGAATAAAGTCACATGCAACATCCTCGGCATTATATGGTAGTGATCCAGTATCTTCATAAATTCTTGTCATGACTGCATCTAAAAAAGGCTCTGATTTTTTGCCCTTGCCATTTATTGGATCTGCTAGATAACCAATGCACTCTACCGCGTTTGTTCCATAGAAAAACATAGATTCCCTATTGATATATTGTGGAAACCAATCTGCAACATCGGCAATAACAGCTGCATATTGAAATTTGTAAGCTCTTAGTCCATTGTCCTTATTCCATTTAAACATCCATTCTCCAAGCTCTCTAAGATCCTTTTTGCCACCCTGCTCAAGAAAATGCGCCATATCCCTTGCAAGTCTAGGTGCGAACTCACATAGAAAGTAATCGCCGCCTCTTTTATACACGTATTCTCTCTTTGTGCTAAAGCTAAAATCAGCATTTGATTTTGGCGCAGGTGGCTTTGGGAATGCTGGAAACTGATAGCCAACAGATGTGTAAAAAGATTTTGTTGCCTCCTTAACCTGTTTGCACATTTGTTCTATAGTATCAGATTGCCATAAATCAAATAGAAGGGTGTTATGATAGCCACTTGGCTTAGTTGCATAGTTAATAGCAGATCCTGTGACTCTATGAAGTATAAAAACATAAAGCCATTCTGCCAGATCAAAATGATTTTGCTTGCCAGTCCAGTTCGTTGCAACCTGCTTTCTTTGAGTTGTATAAAGACCTGCATTCATTCTTGACCAATACGGGTGATCTTCTGACCATCCGTAAAAACAATCGTTAACAATCTGTGAAAACCCGGCATATTTTCTCTCTACCACATCGTATAGTTCAATGTGATGCATTAGTTCATCATCTAGATCTGAATCTGCGTGTGGCACATGTCCGAGATTGCTCGAATCCTGTTGCCTCTTTGCTAAATTAAAATACCTCAAATATTCGTCGTAGTATTTGGTTGTTTTTATTTCCATAATTTTAAAACAAAGACATCGATTGCTTGATCAGCTTTTTGTTTTTACGATTGTTTACTAAATCCCATCTATAGTATTCTCGAGCGATATGTACTGATTTTGGCTTTTCCATAACGTCAAACGGAAGTTCACCTATATGGTTATAAAATACCTCAGGATGCTTATAAGAACTCCAACCATTTCTTTCACACATTTTATCAATACCTTTATTAATTTGCTTTACCAAATCAGTTCGTTCTTCCCATGTTCCAGTAAATGGAGTACCTTTGTAGTATCCAGTTTTTGGCAAAGCTCTACTCTCGTTTTCTATTGGTAAAGTGTGCACAACTTCTATATCCACAACTCCTGATTCTTGTAGCTTCATAAGACCATCTTCATATTGAGCTAGTAATTTATCAACAGCCATTTCTGGATTATGCTGTCGCATAAGATGATGCCTAACGTCGATATTTCCAAGGTATATTCTTAGAGACTTTATCCAAGGATAGACATATGTGTCTAGACCTCGTTTTAATGCACCGTGCATAGTTAGACCGTCGTGGCGACTAGTCATATATCCTGGTGTGTATTGGCTAAATGAGTGGCTGTCACCAAAACATAGCTTGTCGGTTTTTTCGATGCAATCAATTCTGGTAATATTGTTTGCACAAATCTTTTTAACCTCTTCAATTTTTCTTTCTAGCGTCTTGAATAAGTCGCTTCCAGTATGCAGCCTTTTTTCTATCAAAGAACCTATGCAAGGCATATCATGATGAAGGCTGAACATCTTAGCAGAACTAAAGATCCGTGTTATTTGATAATAAAGATCATCATTTGCACCACCGAAAATATTAAAAGTGCCCTTGAACTCCATCCCATGCTCAATTAGCACGACATCGAAATCATCCCAATTTGTGGTAGTATCTGTTACTACTGTGACGTTTTCGTAACCGGCATTATGGCACTGGTTTGCTAAGTGGTATGCCCAACCTGATTTGTGTGAACTCGCCTTTGGACTTAGTTTACCTACAAGCGCAGCGATTGCTATACTTGTAGATTTATCACTAATGTAGTCTGTTAAGTACTTTAGCTGCGTATGCTTTTCCATAAATATTATACGAAAAAGATCCTACTTGTTTATAGGTTAGCCTTAGTCTCTTGTACTTCTACTCTAACTTCTTGTGCAGCGTTCTTTAAATCCTGCATGAGTTTTCTTAATCTAGTGCCAGCTGTTTTGTTTCCTTTCTGATAGAATTTTTCAGCCTCTACTCTTGCTGATTCAATCAAAGTCTCAATGTTTTCAAATTTTTCCATCATAATATTTTTTTATAAAGTTGGGTTTAATAATCCTAAATTAAGTAAGTTATCTATCAGTGCTAATTGATACCTAGATGATCTAAGCTTAGCTTCTTTGTATGTTATAAATCCAGCCCAGTCGATTTCCTCTATCTGAAGCTGTTCTTTTGGTACCTTTATCGTATCTAGTCCGATTTGCCCAAGATCGTCAATTTTTACTATATAATAAAAAACTGTTTTAATGCTGTGCTTACCTATTCTGTAAACTCTGTAAGGGGTTTTGTCAATCATTTCAAGTGGAACTGATATGCCAACCTCTTCCTTTGTCTCTCTAATCGCAGCCTCTAAAATCGATTCGCTATCTTCAACGTGACCTTTTGGAATACTATATCTACCAACCCAAGATCCATTACTAGGATGCCCCATTAATACTGTCCCTTTGTATATGATTGCCAGTCCTGCGGATCTTGAATATTTCATATAGTATTTATCACGCTAGCCATCCACTCTAAGTCTATTTGGCTATCCTTATCAGAAATTGCAGTATCTGGAGCTGGATGTGTTTCTGCAAAAATTCCATCATAACCAAATTCTCTTGCAGTTTTAACATATGCCTTTGCAAGATTTCTATTACCACCAGTAGTTCCCTGCCCTAACTGTTGAGTTGAATGTGTACAATCCAATATGACACCATCGCAAAATTCCTTCATGATATCAACAGCTCTATAGTCTACTATGACCCTGTCGTATCCAAACTGAGTGCCACGTTCTGTGATGTATACCTTTGCATCTTCATTATAATAACGTATCTTCTCAACCACATGTCGCATTGATCCAGGATCCATCCATTGGCCTTTCTTTACATTTATCACATCAAAATTATGTGCACATTCTCTTATCAAATCAGTTTGTCTGCATAAAAATGCTGGAACTTGGATCATATCAACAATGTGCCTCAATTTTTCAGCCTGCCAGGGCTCGTGGATATCGGTAGTGATTTTAATATTTGTGAATTTTTCTTTAATATCTTCAAAAATATCAATAGAATCATAAATTCCAGGACCTCTAGGCGCTTCGACACTAGTTCTGTTCGCTTTGTCAAAGCTTCCTTTTAAATACCAGTTCTTATCGTCTGGTATCGCGCTAGTCATTTTCTCTGCAACGCATCCAAAAATAAAGCTACTTTCCACACTACATGGTCCTACTATATAAATGTTTAAATTATCCACTAATTAATATAATTATCAGCCGTCGCAGTGTAGGCAATCTGACATAGCAGCTGCTGCGATGTCTCCTCTAAGGACTGATTCCGTTCTCATATAGTATAAAGTTTTTACACCAAGTTTCCATGCTTCTAGGTGGCAATCCAGTATCCACTTAGGTGTGGCGGCCTTTGGGAATGCCAGGTTTAGAGAAACTGCTTGATCTATATATTGCTGCCTGATGCCTGCTTGTCTTATAAGTTCTAGCTGATTGACCTCTTTAAACGTCTTAAACACGTCTTTTGCTGGATAAATTTCAGATTTTTCTTGATCTGTTACCTCATCTGTTCTAACCAGTCGACCTCTCAAATAGCACCAGTCATCTAAAATTTGTAGGTCTTGTACAGACCCACCATCTGCCATGATTTTATTCCATGCAGATTCATTATTATAGCCGATTCTATCTAATACAGTTTCTAATATTGGATTTTTTCTTATAAATGTTCCCTTCGCAGACTGATCTGTGAACACGTTCGCTGGAATTGGTTCAATGCCTGCTGAAATGCCACCAGATAACTTTGAGTTTGACACTGTTGGCGCAACGGCTCTAAGATGTGTATTTCTAAAACCTGTATCTCTGCACCACAATGGTTCTCCATATTCCTCAGCTAAATCTCTACTTGCTCTCTCACTCTCTATTTTGAGTTGGCTAAATATATTCCTAGTTTCAAACTGTGCGGCCAATGAGTCAAATGGTATGCCTCGCTGTTGCAAATAAGTATGCCATCCTAAAACCCCTAGACCTAAGGCTCTTCCCTTTTCTGCAAATCTGACTGCATTCTCAAAGCCCTTTAAGTTCTTAGCACGCTGTATGAACTCTTCTAATACACCGTCTAAAAAAACTGTTGAGTCATAAATTAAATTTGTGTTTTTCCACTCATCATATTTCGCAAGATTCAGCGACGATAAACAACACACAAAAGAGTGGCTTTCATCGGTATGTAGGACAATTTCGCTACATATATTAGTCATGAATACTTTCAAGCCGTTATTTTTATATGCTTCTGGATTCTGCTTGTTGACATTACCTCTATACATTATATAGGGCTGCCCAGTTTGCCTGCGCTTTTTGATAACTGCTAAGTACCTTTCTCTGGCATCACGATCTCCTTCCTGAAGTTTTCTCATAAACTTATCACCAATAATCACGCACTGGTTCATGTTCAGGCATTGTCTATTAATATCACCCTTAGGCTCTCTTATCTCTAGCCATTCCCAAAAGTCCTCATGATCAATGTTAATGTTTGAGCTAGCTGCACCTCGCCTAACTGTTCCCTGGTTTGTAGCTAGTATAGTAGAGTCATTGATCTTAATGAAAGGTACTATACCGTCACTTGTTCCATTATTAGTTATCTCTGATCCTGCTGGTCTGATCTGGTTATGGCCAATTCCGACCCCACCACCATACTTAGCAAGCAACATCAGTTCTAGATTCTTAGTGCCTATTTCATGGATGCTGTCTCCAACGTCTATTCCAAAGCATGAAATTGGCAAGCCCCTTTCTGTTCCAGTGTTTGATAAAACTGGTGATGCAAGACAAAGCCAACCATTCCAGATATAGTTAAAGAACTTATCGGCTAACTCCGGTTTTTTTAACCTTTTTGAAATTGTTGTAGCAACTCTCCAATATGCATCCCTAGGTGTTTCATTTTGATAACAATAACCCTTCGATATTGTCGCCAAATAAACATCAGTATGACCCCACTCTGGGTAGTCTACTCCCCTCTCCCATCCTAACTGATGGGCTAAAATATCTACAGTATTCATTATTAAATATATTTTTTACCAAACATTATCCCAATCATCGCCCTCTCCAGCCTTAGAATAGTCAGTAGGTCGAATTGCAAAGAAGTCAGTGTGTGTTAAACCTCCTGTTAAATGATAGAACCAATTAAGATTATCCGCACTTTCTGCGTCATAATTAAAAATAGATTCATATCCTAGCTCAACTAATTTTTCATTTGCTCTTCTAGAAATAAAATTTTTGAGGTCGCTAGCAGTTAAATTTTCAAGATCGCCAGATTCAAATATTTTGTCTATATACTTGTGCTCCATTTCGACCATCAAGGCAGCTGCTTGTTCTACCTTAATACGTACTTCACTTCTTAATTCAGGATATTCGGTGCACATATGGTTGAATAGTTTGCATCCCATTTTTGAATGAAGACTCTCGTCACGTACTGACCACTTCATCTGTTGTCCGATACCTTTTAATAAATTTCGCATCTGAAAAGAGTAAAGCACAGCAAATGACGAGTACAGTGAAACGCCTTCAGCAAATGCAGAGAATATTGCGAGTGATTTTGCAACATCGATTCTAGCCTCTTCGCTGATTGCTAGATCTTCATGAGTGTAGTCAGCCTTAGTTGCAACCAACAATTCAAATCTATCTGCAATTGAAGGCTCGTGCAAAAATGCCTCGAAATCTTCTAGACCTAAAGTTTCGTTTAAGTATGAATAGGCAGTTGCATGTATGGTTTCCTGTGAACCAAACATCATTGCCATCTGCTTAATTTCATGCTTTGGAAACCATTTAGTAACCATGGTTGTCCAATAATCGCTAACGGCGCATTCTGTTTGAGCAAATCCTAATAAGATGTTGCCCACAAGATTCTTCTCTTCTGGACTAAGATTCTCATTCCAGTCTTTTATATCAGATTGCATTGCAATCTCGGTATGTAACCAAAAGGCTTGTGCCTGGGCTAGCCAACCGTCAGTATAATACTCCTGAAATTCAAATGGCTTGAACGGTATTCTTTCTTCAAATAGTTTAGGTATGCTCATTAATTAGTGATTCTTTTTGATTGTGAGTTTTATCTATCAGGTTAAAGATGATAGTAAAAGGTAAAATTATGTTTTTGGTAAGGTTTTTTCGAGGTCATAAGCTTTTTGCTGCAATTCGAAAGATTTCTTTTTATATTCTTTACGCTGACCATATAGATCTGCAAGAATCCTTTTTAGAATTGATTCCTCAGACTTATAAACGACTCCATTTATAGCAACTATTCTATCATCAGCCATTTCATCAGACGTATGTTTAGGGTCTACCTTCTTTACAAAACTTTCAGGAGAGACATTCATCTGTCTCATGATTGATGGATAAAGTGATGCAAAGTCAAAACATGCAACAGAGTTATGCATGCCTGTTATTGGTTGTTTTACAAATGCACCTTCATACTGTCTGCTTTTTGTATTCTTCTCATCAAGAGTTGCCATAACTCTGTTTTGCTTTAAGAATTCTTTACATAACAAAGATTCTGTAATTGCAACAGGTGAGGCAGCTTTAAATATACTAATCCTACTCATATGTGATATTGTCAACGCAATATCCATCGTCTTAATCTTCTTATGGATTAGTTGTACTAGAGCCGTATCTACAGCATTGTAAAATATGTATTTTGAGTATTCTTTCTCGTACAGATCCTGCAGTGTGCCATCATACTTTATCTTCTTAATTCCTAGTACAGCAGCTCCAGCAGTATCGAGTTTAAGATCATCTTTGATACTTACAGTTCTGTCCCACTTAGAATATATCTCCATGTAATCCATAACACCAACGTGTGACGGATAATTATTGTTGCTGAATAACCTGTCAAGGGGTGAAGCTATTGAAGCATCTATCCCAAGCTTTTTTGCTCTATTTACTATGTAAGCCCAGTCAAACTTAACAAAGTTCCAACCAGTCATCATAGGGAACTTTCTTACAAATGACTTAAGAAATGTGTATAGCATGTCGTATTCAGACTTAAAACATTTCATGTCAAATGTAAATGTCTCACCAGTGCTTTTGAAGTGTTCATTTATCTGGTTTTCAATAGCACCATATTGCTCCTTTGGAATGTCTCGTGTTGCGAGAACTACACATTGATTTGCAGGCGTTACTATACAAATAGCTGTAATAGCATTCTCAGCCTTTTCAGGTTCTGGGAAACTATCAGTTACTTCAACTTCGATATCAATAAAATATGTCTTAGGAAAATCATATCCGAATATAGTCTTCTTATCTTGCTCAGGTATGTTCTCTAAGTATTCAATAACACGATACTTATTAAGATGCTTTGTACGACCCTTTCTAACTGGTGTACCATCCCAGTTCTTCATCTTAAGATCTGCTCTTTTATCACTTGCATCACATGGATACCAATTGTACAAATCCTTTGATGTTAATTCGTAATGTTTAAATCTAGTCTTACCTTCAAAATTATAGTACGATACGATCAAGTTACCGTCTTCCTGCGAAACATCTAATAGCATATATTAATAACCTCTTTCTTGTCTGTCAAAATTTTCTGCATTCTTTGCCATGTATAAATTTACGATGTCTTTGCTTGTCATGCCTAGTGCAATCGCAAAGTTCATGTAGAAATGCAAACCGTCAATCCATTCATAATATAACTCAAGGCGGTCAGCTTCTGAAAGATCTTTAACAGACATTTTTGATGCCTTCGAATTATCTTTCTTCCAATACTTCCATGCTGCATTAGCTATACCGTCATTTACACCACCAAGTGCATCGAACATTTCGCCCATTTCATCATCTAAAGCATGTTTGTTAACAAACCAAAAATCAGCAACGTCCTTAAGAGTATAATTAGAGAAATCAAACCCTAACCTTTCTTGGAGCTCTCGCTGTTTGTCATAAATTAAACCAAATGTATCTTCGGCATGTTTGTGATGATCTTGTACTTCTAGATTAGCACATTTATTATCTGTATTTGCCATTGTTTTACTTTTTATACACTGGCATTCGATAATGTTTACTACAATTTGTATGTTAAGAGAGGTATCACTGCTTTATTTACAGAATTATGATACTTTTGTATTTTACTCACCTCGATATCAATAATTTTCTCTTTGTAGTCCCAGGCATTATTATCGATATACTTATGCTTCCAATATTTGTTTTTTTGCATGCTCTCACCTTTGCAAAGATATCCAGATATTTTGGCGTTAGGCTTTAGATGATGCATTCGTAAGAAGTCAATAAAAAGATGGAATCTTGTATTTACGTTGTAATACTCTAATTCGGATTTGTATTCAATATCGTTAGGAAAATCATCAAAGAATACTTCGTCATATTTACCTAATCTATCAGTTGTAATTACTTCTTGCCATCGGGCTTCTATGATAGTTACATTATCATATTGTTTAGCCCATTCTTTACATTTTTCAATCACAACAGGATCACACTCTACAATAGTGTATGACTTAGGGGTATGTTTTTGAATCTGAGTAGCAGAATAACCCATACCAAATCCTATCTCTAAAACATCTCCTTTTGGTTCAAGAAAATCAATACATGCTTCCATGTATGGCTTTTCCCATTCCATCATTACTTGTTCACCATTCGAGTCGATCAGGATACTCTTACCTAATTCGTCGTTAGTATATTTTAACATTTACTATGTAATTCTAGTTAAGTGAATAACAGCTCCAAAAATTCTGCCAGGATTATAGACCTGAATATTTATATAGTTGCCTTTGATAGTAGTTTCAGTCGGGTTGGTTGGAAATGGAGCAGATGGCACTGTAGACTCTTCCGCACCAGTTTGGTACGCTGCTGCCTTGAATGCCGCAAATGTAGTAGGGGTTGATGTTAAAACTTGCTTATTTGCTTCAAATGCATTATCCGCACCTGAACCTATAACGTTTGAGGTTTTTACCATAAATGTAGCACTGTTCTCAGGGTTGTTTCCAAATACACCAACTCTAGTTACATTAAAACCTGCCGGTATCACGTAACTAGCATACAAAACATCTTCTTCACCTCCAGAAAAAAGTAGTGAACTAATATCAGTATTATTTCGTTGCACCGGGCCGTCATCATAAGTAGAAGGAAATCCACTACCTGCTGCTGTTGTTATACTTACCATATTAAAGTCTTGGTGAGTTAGAAATACCAAGTCTTCGTTTCCAGCCGTATACCTCTGATGAGTGTCTGACACGGTTTTTACAGTAACATCTGCTCCCGAGTTACTTATTGTTATACCGTTTCCAGAAATGAAATCTACAGTATCGTTATTATCTATAGTCTCTGCGGTTCCACTGTCTACGCTTATATCGAACGAATAGTTATTTGCGCCAGTGTCAATACCCGATAATTTTGTCCTCTCGCCTGTTGTGATTATTGATCCCGACCCTGCAGCAGTTACATCATTTAGCTCAGTAACCGAGATGCTATTTAATGCTGTTGTAACATTTGCTACATCTGTCACATCCGCTAATGCTTCAATACCATTAAGCTTTGTGAGGTTTGCATCTGTAAACACATTTGAATTATCAGCAGCTTCAACTGCTGCTCTAACTTCAGCAGGGGTCATTTGACCTCCACCGCCGCCACCGCCAGTTGAATTTATAGTAATCTCTGACCCACCGGGTGTGTTTATTGTTGAAATTGTTATATTATCACCGGCAATTATAGTAGGATTATAACTAGCATCAATTAACTCGTTCATGCTTGATGATGTTAATACACCGCCAGTTTGAAATAAGTTTTTAATCTCGAATTTAGATTTAATTGCCATCTCTATATGTTTTTATTGTTAAACTGCTCAAAAGTCATTAACCAGCTCTTTTTCTTTTTCTTTTTCTTAACTTTTTTAACATCTTTTGTCGAAAGTAGGTCGCCACTTCCAGTTTGTTGAGACACAAAGTCATTCATTAGCCCTGGGTTACCTGGTACAGAAGGTTCACCCATGCTTTGGACATTCATGTTAGGGTTTAAATGAGCTACAGTTTCTTTTACTTCTGGTAATCCTTCATGTTTGGTTTCTGCAAAATCTTTTAGTTGCTTCAACGTCATGCCATCAACAAGATCCTTGATTTTGTCCCTGTACTCTGCATCAACAGACTTAAGGTCTAGATCTCCATTCTTGACTGCATAAGCAGTTCCCATCAGTCTTTGCTGTGTTTTAGAAAGTGCTGGCATTTTACGACTCTATTGTTCTAGTTCTAACACGGTGTCCATAAGGTGATAATGTAAATCTCTTCACACCTGTTTCGTCTTCATCTATATTAAATAAATTAGTATTCCTACTCAGCCATCGTGAGTTTGCTTCTAACTGTGATAAAATAGTTTTTAGCTCTTCTTCTGTGATTACGCCGTCTGCAATTGCTTCTAAAACAGTATTTCTGATTCTAGCCGCAGTAGAAACTTGCCTTGCGGGATGTTTTTCAGTATATCTTCTCTTAACAACTACTCTTTTTTCATTCAAAAAATCATTCATTTCTAGAATATGCTTCATGGTAATATTTTTTTATGCTTTAACTTTAACCTTAACCGTGCCACCTGTTAAACTAACGATCTTTGTTTCATTAGGATCAGACGATAAGTTGTTTTTAAAGTATACGCCTTTAAATCTCTTTGCACTGTCAGTTTGGACAAAAACAAATTTTTCAATTATAGATCCAAAGCCAGCTGCGAGCTCAGCCTCAATATCTTTAAAAGACTTATAGCTCTGTTTGTTTTGACCGGATAATAACTGTTTTAAACTGTTTAGGGTTGCCTTGTTTGATAAGTCTCCCAAAGTGTCTCCACCTTCCTTAGAAATTACAAGCTCACCGTCAGGTGTGACTTGTACTTCGAATCTCAGCGGGGCAGCAACTTCCACAGGGTCCATGTCTCTAACAAGCTTTATAAATGCAGCACCTTCGCCTCTTGCCATTTTTGATTGAATGTCCGCACCAACCGGCGTTTTAGGATCTAGTTCAGGTAGAACATCCTTTAGTGCTTTGTACAATGCCTGTAAATCGTCTTTTGCAGCGTTTACATATGGCCTATGCTTTGCACCAGTTCTCCAGTCAGAGAAATATCCGTCCTTTCCTAGGCGTGCCTCTTTTAGCTCCGACTGGTCAAGAACCCCTCCTCTTTGGTTGTAAAGAGTTAAATCAATATCTTGTGAGCCTCCACCGATTCCGCAGTTTTCTACTATGTATGCAAGCATAATTTCACCACGCCCAATTCCAGTTACATCTGCCCCTAGATTGCACAATTTAGTTGCTGCAGACGGATTTGACTTTAGAAGCCTATCAACCTGAGATATTGTTCCATTGCTAAAGTTTTTAAGAGAGATTCTCTGGAATGGAGCCTTACCACCAAAAAGATCCTTGTTGATCATATTATATAGTTTATCTTTATCTTCCTTTCTTGAAGATTGGGCTAAAACCATATAATTTCTCTCAGTGCCCTCGTTTATAACTCTAACTTCAGCATCAAAATCTTCTTCAGCTTCTTCTGCTAAAACTGGTGTTAATATAGTTTTTAAGTATTGGTATGAATCATGTAAGCTTTTTGGTGTTAGCTTTCTGTACATTTTCTCATCATCTCGTTTTATCGCATCTCTTACCTGTGTTGCAGATACAGCCTGCCCTGATCTTGGTATTTCATAACCTTTAAACTCATCTGTTACTCCAAGCTGTTCTCTGTATGTAGGCTTATTGATCATGCCTTCATATGATGCTTTTCTATCTGTGCCATATCCCCATAAGACTGGCTCGTATGCTGGTCTAACTGATGCAAATACTGAATCGATAGCAGCATTTGGCAGAATATGCATTGCTTCTAGAAATGGATACTGTCTTTGGAGTTTAGCGAATAATGCCTGCTGGTCTTGTTCAGAAAAAGGTCTTCTATCATCAACCTTACCGCTTCTGACAGTCATTACAACTACAGGCAATCCATTCTTTCTATGGAGAGCTTCAAAAACCTTGACGTGGCCATTTGTAAAAGGCTGGAACCTGCCAACAAATACATTCACTGGCTTTTTGCCCTGTTCCTTATGAGGAACTCTCAACGCTTCTGTTATAAATTCATCATAAGAACTAATATACTCCTCCATGATCATTTCATCAATCGGCTTTTTGTCAGACTCATCTATTGCCTTTAAACCTAAATAATCGCTGAAAGTTTTAATTGTATCATCCTGTTTAACCTTACCTGTTATATTTTGGATCTTATCAACCATGCTATTAAAATCTTTAACAACAGTTGGAGTCATTACACTTCCTGGCTTCTTTCGATGTTTCCTAAGTGATCCTAGCAGTATCTTGTACAGAGACCCATATGCATCATTTGAGTTAACTAATTTTTTAGTGTCTTCATTGTTTATTGCATCAATGTTTAAGTTAAATTCATCACCTTTCGCAAAATCAGCTTTCTCAAAATCCATATCCTTAATAGATTCACCACGATTTTTTACATAATCATTGAATAATGAGGAGATAAGCTCAACATATCTCTTATCAGGCTCTGAGCTCATTACATCTGCAGACTTTATGCCTCGCTCTTCTACAAACGCTAAGAAATCTAATAATAATATTTCATTTATATCCTTTGGCATTCTTTTTAGATCAACAGGAGCTTTGCTCTTCATTATGTGCCTAGTGTATGGATCTACAACCTTTGCAGAGAACGCAGTCTCTCCTCCTGGCTTAACGAATTTGAATACTAATGAATCAATTGGTTTTCTTAGACTTGTCTGTAATGTAGTTCTATTTACATCGTTGTCTAAAATGCTTAATAAGTATTGTACAAATGAATCAGTTCCAAACGCAGCCTCCTGATCATCTACTGGCAAAGCTACAAACTCTCTTACCTTTTTCTTTTGTTCTTCACTTAGTCTCCCCATGAAAAATGGCCTAATTGCAGTTACATCTAAAACATTAGCCCAATCGTTTATTACTCTAGGGTCATCTATAACTTTAGCAATTTTGCCACCAAGCCCCTTGACTAAAATATGTGTTAGTACTAAATTATTTTTTGGTAGTTCGTCGTATTTTACAACTCCTGGTTCATTATGCACAAAATACTGAAAGCAGAAAATCCAGTTTTCAGGTAATGTTACAAGGATATCAGCAGTTGCCCTTTCTAAATAATTAATAGGGCCTTCGTAGTACATCATCATAGTTCTATCGACCTGATTGATTCGTCTTGCACCATTGCCCTTATAGAATACTAAGTCAAAACCATCTCTTTCAAAAGAGAAACTAGATCCTGACAATTTTTCGGTAACGATAAGATAATCATCTAAAAGATTATTAACAAATTCACGACCTTTATCCTTATAAACTTGATTTAATTCTTTCATTACTTTATTTATTTACCTTCCGTATCTTAGTATTCCTAATAATTGGTTTATAGCCGCAAAGCTTCCAGTAAGCTTATATGTTTTACCTTTGTATTTAAAAACAATTCCTTCTGTAGGATAAACCATTTCTATGCCTCCTAACTTTTCTAACCTAGCTAGCTCATCTTCTAATCTTGCAATTTGCTGCTCACTGCCACCCTTTCTGAGATTTTTAGCGGCAGCACTAATAGATGATCTGAGCCTTTTTGCTTCTTCAGTTGGATTCGCTGTTAAGAAATCTTCAGCATTAGAGATTATTCGAGCACCTAGGTTTAGAAAAATATCTTCAAACGGGCCGATGTTTTCTTTTTGCTTTCTTCGCAAATCAGTTTTATCTAAATTTTTAATTGCTTCAAAGTCTACAGGAGATACCCTAGATTTCAGGGATCTCATGTCCAAAGATTTCTTGTCACCATATGCCCACCTTTGCATTAAACCTAATTTAACATCATCGTCTAAATCTGGAAAGTCTTTATTTATTAGATCCATCCACCATTGCTCATGGTATTTAGAAACAGGATCTGTGTCTTTTAGGTTATATTTTTTTCTTAATGATTCAACTCTGTTTACCAAGTCAGCTTTGTTAGCTGCATAATTTACATCTTTCATCAACTTAATTCTAGTTGGTGGAATCACAGAAAATGTTTTACCTACATTGGCTTCTAGTCTTTTTAGTATTTGTGCTATTTCACTAGCTGCCTTAGTATCTTCACCAATTATATTTCCATTTCCATCAGTCTTCTTAATGCCGTGAAATTCTATTACGTCCTTATCGTAATTAATAACATTTGGATTTAGTGAATATATTAACTCCATATTCATAAAATCCTTACCGTTGTTAAAAACTTTATCTTGCACATCTTTAGGCAATCTTGTTAACATGCTTGCTAAATCGTTTGCGGCAAATGTAAACGTGTCTCTAACTTGCTCTGATGGATGGTTTGCAAATTTTTGAGTAAATTGACCTAAAGACATCGGTCTTTTTAGATCTCCCTTATTTCTAGCAAATTTTACTTTGCCATCTTGGATTGTAGCAAAAACGTTTTGGCCATCTGTTTTTTCTGTCGGCTCTTCTTCAAAGTCAAGACGACCCTGTAGACCATAGTCTATCATGTTTTTAAAATCGCCAAATGTCAATTCCTTGTCGTCAAACGGATGCATCATATGCCCAGCTGCTCCGCCCTCAAACAAAAAAGGCTGGCTTTTTGAGGCCAGCCAATTTTCAAATAATTGGATGTATTTCATAAGTATTACTTACCTAGGCCACTTGTAAGTGCTCCGATCATTGCACCGTAATCGCCATTGTATTTTTGTGTCAAATCTGCAATTGTTTTATCAGCAATTTCCTGATCGTAATCATCAGGATGTGCTGCCTTTAAAACTTCTTCAGCATATGCTTTAAAATCAGCTTCTGACTCTATTTTCTCATTTTCATTAAGAAAATCGTTAAATCCTAATAGTCTTGCCATTTTTATAAATTATTTAAGTGGTTGTAATTTTTTGGTTCTTGCATCTGCAACTAACCATTGCCCGTCTCTAGAATCCCAAAGATAAAGAAAATCTGAGTCACCTAGAGCATCGCCCATGAATTGTTTCATCTTTTTTTCGTTTCCTAGAGTCATCATAGGTCTTCCTGTCTCGCCCCGGTCTCTTCCATAAAAAACAGTCTCTCCAGGCTTTCTATTATAAAAATCATGACCTTTACCGCCCCTCATAGAAGGTGCAAGGCTTGAAATCCCCATAGTTCCTAAATCTAATAACTTGATGACTTTAGTAGTATCAGAATAGTTGTTTTTCAAAACTTTACCAGCAGAATCCGGGCCACCGTCACTATGCAAATATACACTTCTGATTCGGCCAGTAGGATCGATTAATCCAACCTGGGCTCTAGTGCCTTCCATCACCATATTCTGAGTTGCGGTCGGTGGCAGGTCTTTCCAATCTACTTCAATAAATTCCGTAGCATCATCTGGATCAGAAAATGCCTGAAGCAGCCATTCTTCTCTTTGTTCATCATCAGCTTTGTCCCAGTCTCTTTTCTTAACTGGCTTTGCTCTTTCTGACAAACCTTCAGTTGATGTTTGCTCGTTTAAAAATTGACCAAATGATTTGAGGTTTTTCATTTTTAGATTTTATTTTTCATTTACTTCAGACTCATCTGCTAAAGGCTCTTCGCCTTCTTCTTTCTTGTCATCCTCGTCCTCGTAATCTTCACCTGAATGAGTTTTAGATTTGTCTCCTTTGTTTCCACCTAATACGACTCTGTCATATTTTTCGTTTTTAGCATCTTCCTCTTCAACTTCTTCCTCTTCAACTTCTTCTTCTTCAGTTTCTTCTGCTTCATAAGCTTCAGCGACAAATTTAGCAAATGATACTGTTAGAGATTCATTTTTCTTTTCTTCATCCTCTTTAGCATCGTCCTCCTCTTCTTCGTCGTATTCTATATCCTTTTCAAGATCTTCTTTTTCCTTTTCGTCATCCTTTACAGCGTCTTTGTAATGAACTTCTTTTTCGGCATCATCTTCTGAATCAACATCCTCATCTCCTTCGTCTTCTAGTTCTTCACCTTTCTTCTCATCCTCTTTGCCCTCATGCTCTTCGCGATCTTCATGATCATCATCGTCGTGATCATCATCGTCATCATCGTCATCATCCTCATACATTCCTTCAGACATTGGATCAGCGGATGCAGCCACTGGCATTCCGTAATCTTCCTTCTCTTCTTCGTCGTCGTGATAGTTTACATTCTTATTAACTGTAACCTCTTTTTCAGCCACGAATTCTGCAAACGACTTAATTCTTTTCTTAGGAACATCAGTGCCAGCTTCAGCATCAGCAGGTTCTTCTTCGACTTCTGTCTCGATTTCCTGATCTTTAGTTACTACTTCATCACCCTCACCTTCTGGTTGTTCTTTAGGTTCGCCTTTAGCTACAACCTCATCGGCAATTTTAGAAGCCTCATCTTCAGCCTCATCTTCTTCGGCAGCTTCTTCAACTTCTTCCTCAGCAGGTTCTTCTACTGATACTTCAGCTTCAACCTCTTCTGATTCCTCTGCCTCTTCAACGTCACCCTCGACACCTGTTTCACCATCTTCTTCTTTTTCTCCATCAGCACCTTCTAAAGATTTTGGAGTACCCATTTTTACAACTTCGTCTTCAATTTCATCGGCATCATCCTCTGCTATTTGATTTGACTGGGGAATAGATTTTAGCAAAGCTTCTAGCTTGGCTAGCATTGCTCTTTCTTTTTTGATTTCTTCTAAAGAACTAAATCCTAATTTTTTAACAACTTCCTGTACGTCTGTAGATCTAGACTCTGTTAGAAGTTCTGAAAATTTCTTAATACGTGGCATTTTACTTTATTTTTTAGAGTTTCGTAATATATTTTTATATATCAGATTAAAATAATCTAACATTTTTGATTTCAAATGGGAATTTCTCCTCTTTATATATTTTTCTTCTTTCAATCCCATGTCTAAAGATATAGTTAATCCAATCGTCTGATGCATTTTTATATCTAAAGTCATCTATAAAGTCATGAATGTAAACTGTATCCTTACTTGAGTGTTTTCTTAAGCCTCTTCCGATAGATTGTCTAATGATAACTTCGCTTTTAAAACTCTCTGTGAAATATATGTTGTGAATCTTTTTAATAGAAATACCTGTTGAGAAAGTTCCATAACTGGCTACAATTATAACACCATCTCCTCGTTCCATTCTAGACTTAAATTCTTCTCTTAACTCAGCATTAATAGATCCATCTACATAATAAACCATTTTATCTGTAGTTTCTCTTAAGCGTTTGTATATTTTTTCGCCATATGCAATTCTATGGAATAACACTAAGGAGTTATTTTCACACTCTGCTATTTTATTGCAAACGAAATCAAGCCTCAGATCATTTTGGTTTATAAAGTTTTTCTCAAGCTCAAAAAGGTTTTTTCTGTCTTCAGGTCTTTTTGATAAGAAGGAAAAAGATTCCTTTTGTTCTTCTGATGCATAATCTAAATGATATTGAACAACATTACAATTTGCTATGTAGCCTTCGTCCTGCAAGTAATTTGCCTTAACCTGACATACTAATGGTCCCATTGCCGACATAAGAGTCAATCTGTCTACAGTGCCCCTCTTTGGAACAGTTCCTGTTAAGCCAAACCTATAGTCACAATGCCAACATTTATCCATAATTTTCTGAATAGACGCAGCTTTGGCTTTGTGTGTCTCATCGATTAGTATTACATCAAACTGTTCAAAATAAGCCTTGTCCTTTTTTGCCAAAGATTGGTAAGTTCCTACAACTATGTTTGAACTCTTCCTTAGCTTTGCTCCTGAATAAATTTGTTGGATTCTTAGCGATAGCTTGTCATTGTTATATTCTTCAAAATCGCCAGTTGCTTGTACTACTAAACTGACATTTGGCACTACCATCAGAATGCGTTGTTTATTTAGCACCTCCATAAGATATCCAATGACCATAAATGATATTAGCGTCTTACCTGCTGATGTTGCAAGTTCGGCTAAACATCTTCTGTATTTTAATATCTTATATGCAGCATCTATTTGATAGTCTCTAGGACTAAGTTCGTGCCCTTCAAAGAATTCATCAACCCATGCGACAAAGTCGGTTTCATTTATATCTGTATCAAATATTCTTGTAACACCGTCAAGCTTCACTTCAAATGAATATTCTCGGCAAATATCGATTACCTCTTTCCAAAGTCCGGCCGGTATCTTATTTCCCTTTACGTATGTTATAGTTCCATCCCACACACGTCTTTTAACTAACGGATGAAATCTCCAACCATCAATTCTTTTAGTGAGACTCGACTTTAACTGATCGTATTCCAGTTCAGTACAGGCCTTTATTTGTAAAAATCTCTTATCTTGAGTTAACTCCAGATGCATTAAAAATCGTCTTCGTTAAGTTTTATTCTATTGCGTATTGCAAAGGCCATATTGTCTAAAGTCCTTATGCATTCGCCATAATATTCAATATGGGTTTCAATCATATTTATCTGTGTCTTTAAAGCACTAAGATCTGCTTTTATAAATGAAGCCTTCTCCGATGAATTAAGTTTTACATCATAATTTATCGAATATTCTCTATATTTTACCTTGAAGTATTTGTCCCATGAAGACTTTCTTCTATATAAAATATTTTTGAATTCTACGGTTTTGTCTATCAGCATCTGTCTAAACGATAGCATGCTAACCTGGACATCAGCGAGTTTATTCATTTGCTTAGTGTCTCTGACTATTCCTTTTATTCTATCTGCCCAAAGGGCTCGGTCTTCTTCTAAACGTTGAGATAACTGTTGGTTATCATTTGCTATCTGTTGATCATCGTATGCCATTAAAATATGCTTTTATCAGATTTTTTTGTAAATGTTGAGGTTGTTGGCTTAAATTTCTTTTTTGGTTTCTCTATTTCAATACTCCTTTTTGAGTGATCGTATTCAGATGGTTTGAAGTCTACAAACAATTTAAGCCTTTTAGATCTGGCTTCAAACTCATTATAAAAATCGTTAGTCTCTAACAAAAATTCACTAAACTTTTTCATATGTATATTGCATCTAATGAGTTGTTTGTAAAATAGTCGTCTAAGTTTTTGAGACAACCTTTCTTATACTTATATTCGTATTTGACTAAATCGTTTAAATCCTTAACAATCTTTGGATTGATTCTATGATCATCAAAGAACTTTTTCCACATGAAGACAGTCTTTCCTTCTCTGAGTTTTTCAAGCATCTTTCGCTTTCCTTCAATATCACTATCAAAGAAATATCTTACATTCTGTATCTCTCCAAAATCCATGACCTTTTTCTTAACACCAGTCAGACCTATGGAGTTGCGCATAAACATTGCATCAATCGGTCCTTCAAAGATAGTTAGAGTATCTGAAAAGTTAGAAACCATTGAGCCAAATATCATAGATATTTTATTTAGTGCAGCTATCTCTTCTTCATCTAGATTTAGTGGCTTAGAGATTCTGTCGTAAATCTTTTCTATGTTATATGTCCTATATTTAGGGCCCCTTCCTGATAAAGACCTTACTTGAAATCCTATAATTTTACCAGATCTGTTGAAATTAAAAACATACAAGTCTTGTGTTCTAGGGTTATATCCAAAATTGTTTAGCTTGTGATGCAACAATCTTGATTTTAGGTAAGGATATGCCCTAGCAGAGACTTCGTTTATAGGATTGCAACCAAAGAAATCTGATATTATGTTAAAATCAAGTGCTAGTTCATCTAGCTTTTCAAAGAGATAAAAGTCTAGGTTTTCAATCTTACTAAACTTCTTTCTTGATTCTTTTATTGAATTTATAAGGGTAACACGTTCTTCACCTTCAAGACTTTCGTTGAAATCACGAAGAAACTCATCTACATTCTTATGCTGATTGCAGTTGTAACAATGAAAAAATAGATCTGCCCAATATATGTTTCCTCTTTTCTTTCGAGGATCATTCGTAGAATCTCCACAATATGGACAAGCAAAATTTAGTCTATCCCGACCTTGTACTGCTTGCTTCTTTTCATATTCAGTATGATTCATACGAATAACCCGGGTAACCTTTTCGATTACCCGGGCTCGTATTTTAGAATCAGCTGACATTAGAGGTCTAGACCATTCAAGAAGTCATCTAAATCATCGTTAGCCTTAACTTCAGGCTTTGCTTCAGCAGCAGGTGCCGGTTCGGGAGCTGAATTTGTGGCGGCTGAGCCTGCAACTGGGGAAGCTGTAGTAGGTGCGGTCTGTGTGGTAAGAGTACCAATAGACTCGCCAGGTGATGAGAATTGTGATAGAACATTCATAACACGCCCTCTCAAGTCTTCGTCCCATGGTTGATATTCGAAATTAGATAGGTCTGGTCCAGCTTGTAGATAATCTACAATAGCCTTTCTAGATTCATCGGTATCGGTAACAGTTTCACCGTTAAGAGTCATTGCTGATTTAGTTCCTTGAAACTTACAGCTATCATAGCTAGGATATCCGCCTTTCTTAGAAATAACTAACTCAAAGTTCTTACCTTCAAATGGATCAAAAATTTGTGTAGGTTCGTCAAACTGTGGATTTAACTCCTCGTCAATCTTAGTTTTGATTTTGTAACCAAACTTGAAGATCTTGATTTGCCCTTCTAGATCAGGATTCTGTGGATCCTTTACAATTTGTACTAAACCGTAATGTACTTCGCGACGCTTGAGTGCTTCAGACATTTTCTTATCTACAGCAGACTCAGAGTTACGTAGTTTAAAAAACATGTCTTGAACTGGGCATCGTTCTCCGACAGTTGAAGGAGAATCTGCGAAGAATCCCTTTCCAGTAGTAGGATCGTCTAACCAATAAATGTACTTTCGCACCATTGGTTTGCGTGGATTCTTTAAGTTTGGTAAAAATCGTATCAATGCACGATAAACTCCATCCTTGCCTTGATCGGCTTTTGGAGTATAGAGATCGGACCCTGATTTCTTGGTCCCTTCGTCTGCTTTTAAATCCTTTGCAGACAGATTAAAAATATCAAATTCGTTTGCCATTTTATTGCCTTTTTTAAATTGTTAAAAATAGACATAAACAAACCTGCCTTCTGGTTGCCCGGGAATTGCCAAAATACTTGCCTGTTTAATGCCTTCCGTGATAATTAATATCACATATTATATATCTAGTTTGGCAAATGTTTACGCAATTTTTACATCTTTACCAATCACTGACGTAACATTATGATATCTTATCAACAGATATGTCTCACCTTCATATTGAATTTCTTCACCAGCCATATCATTAAATGTAACTCTGCATCCAACTTCTAGGTCTTCGTCATCTATATCTTCTCCTAATGAAAGAACCTCTCCAGAGTATGGTGGATAAAGGTGTGCTTCTTTCTGGTATGCATAAACATAATTAGAAAGTGCTGGCAATCTGTCTTTTTTTAAAAAAATATTACTACAAATTGCATTTATTTTGAAACTTTTTTCCATAAGTGCATTATAACTATTACCTGATTCTCCGTTGAGATAAGATCTTTAAGTACTAAGAGCTCAACTCGTGGGTTTTTACTATAAAATAAGAATCAATTAGGTCATCCAAAGGCTTTTCTAATTTCTCCTTAGAACATGTATATTTAAAGAAATTATTGTCCGCTAAAAGATCGTCTTCTAATATGTTGCTTTTAAAAGACTCGAACATAAACTCTTTATTAGCGTTCCCCTTTCCAGCAGTTTTTTTAACTAATGAAGGAGTGTAAATATGAAGACTCTCTGATCCAAATCTTTTTACTATTTCTGATCTAAGCAACCAATTATAGCCGACCATATCTATAAAAGAGTTTCCTTTAGAACCATAAGAGAATCCCTCTATACAGATTTTTATTTCTGATGATCCCGTCCAATTCCAAATAAATGATGTTATATGATTAGCTATAGACTGGGCATCTTCTATCTTCTGCCGTTCTCTTTCAATGTAATCTTTTGATTTTACTACTCTATTATAAGGCACTGTGATCACACCTTCTATATTTTGCAATTCAAGATGATTATTAAATCTCTTTGGTATTCGTTTGTCATCAAAGGATCTACCCTCAAAATTAAAAAAGGAAACAAAAGTATAATAGTCTTCTTCTTTTATACAGATTCCTGGACTATTTAAACTAAAGTCGATTCCGACTATCGTTTGTGGCATATTATATCTTTTTGCCAATAGCAGAACCTAAGGCCGCACCCACTAGTCTACTTGTTAGCATATCATATAAAATCCCCTTATTAATCCCAAGCACTTTAGCAATTGTTTTCCCAATTGTTTTTCCAAGTGCAAAACCAGTAAGGCCACCAAATATAGATCCAATAATACCTTCATTAACTATTTCTTGCATTATCTTTTCTAAATCTTCACCGTTAGCATCACCCTCTAAGATTCTATCAACTACTTCGTCAATAGCTTTTTCTTGCTCTGGTGTTAGTTGCTCTGCCATAGCTGATTCGAAGAGATTATCTGTTCCTTCTTGTTTAAAATCTTTAAATGTTTTCATAGTTTATATATTTACGCGATATTAACTTCAACTTCAAATATGTTATATGAGAAGTTTACGTCAAAGGTCTGGAACTCAATAGTATTTGATGAAAAGTTTAGGTCAAGCGCTGACATACCTGACATGATCATCTCCTTGAGTTTAATAGTTACAAAAATGTTACCCTCACCATCATATATCTGTAATCCAGTACCTTCTGGCAAGAATTGATTTCTATTACCACCAAGACCATAGTAATGCTGAAATATCTCAAGCATTAACCAATAATTTAAAAAGCCATCAAACGATTGCATTGTTATTGTCATCGTTTTGTCAAACAGCTCTTGTGTCGGTGCTGCACTTCTAAATTTTCTAGTAAAGCCTGGATAATCTATTTGTGAAACTGGATCAAAGGCAGGTCCAGGCAAATTTATAGACTGAATACCATAATTTATTGCATCAATAGGTTCAGTAATTAAACTGCCGGGAATCTTGTTCAGAAATGGCTTATACTTCTTAACTAGATCTGGTGGCACAAAGTTTCTTGGCAAATCAAACTTAAATTGATTATTTCTTGCACTTAAAAACATCTATTATGAATATTTTTCTAGACCTTTAGATAAAATTTCTGCTCTTTTCTTCGTAGGTTTACCCTTAGTCTGTTCTTGCAACAATCCGGCAGTTTGTGCTTGCTTTCTATTTTGATCAGCTATAGCCACGTTTTGTGCAGCCTGTTTTTGTAACTTAGCAGCCCTGAAGTTTGGACTATTTTTTGCAAACTCATTAAGTTCGTTAGCTAACTGGTTATTATCTGAAGTTAAATTTCCAAGCGATGATTCTAGCTGTGATACAGTTTGCGATAGCTCTTCTACCTTCTTTCTCAACGCAGCATTCTCTGTCTGTAAAGTGTCGATCTCTTTTGTGTATTGTAAATTCAATTCATTGATTTGAGATGTGAGAGATTGCTCTGCCGCATCTGTAATTGATAGGAATTTACCGGTATATAGAACACTTTCGTCTGAATCTCCATTTGGATCTTCATAAACAGAAGAAATATAAAAGTTATCGTTATCTAATTCTAGTATTCGTTTGCTTGATTCCGTATCAATTCTAAATACAACCTGACCACCTGCATAGTCTATCTCCTGTGCATTAGTAAAGTTCTTAATCCTTATTTCATCATTCTCACCAATAAAGCTAATGTATAAAGATCCTACATTAGACAAATCAATTGGAACATTCTCGCCATCTCTTTTTTCGTATAATGTGAAAGAAACGTAATCATCAAAAGGAGAAATGCGTATAATACCATCACCTTGTGGCAATGGCTCAGAATCTGTTGACAAATTTTTTAACTTTTTATAAGTAACAGCTTGTCTAGGAGTCAATGGTATGTTAGTTCTAATCTCAGCCATTTAAGTAGTTGTATTATTTGTATTTGTTTCTGATAACGAGTTTTGTACAACGCCTTGGTCCTCTTCAGTAATAGTTTCTACTTGTGTAGGTGCCATTGAAGCCACGACATTAATACGATCTCTAAACGTAGTTACGTATCTATTTCTTATGACTACATTACCAGCAAATACGTCTGAGGCTAATCCAGTTGAACCAGATCCACCAAGCACTATTTGTTTGCCATTATCGGGTTCGATTTGATTGTATACTTTAGCTACAGTCGGAACAGTTCCGAGGTTTATCTTATTAAGCCTTCTACCATATTTCTTAGGATCAAATGAAGTTAAGCGTGCCTTCTTAATAATTTGTGTGCTGTCTGCCCTGTTAAAAAGACGAAGTGTGTAATTTATAGCAAACGAAACAGCTATTGCACTATTTAATATGATCGGTCTAAATAACTGTGGATCATCAAAATCAGAAAGTTGTGTAAACATCTGAGCTGAAGTCTTCACAAAGCTAGTTCCTATTTGCTCACTTACTTCTATTTCATGTATTGCAATATAATCTCCACCGGTAGTATTCAGCTGTGCTATGAAATTAGAAAGAGATGAATTAGTTACTAGTCCAGTAAGTTCAAAATAATCACCAGCTGAAGATTCAACTACACTTGCACTTAAGTTATCAAAGACGTCTCTATTCAAAAATGGGTATGCATTGATTTCACGCATTTCATAGAAATCAAAACTATTGTCTGTAGTTGTAGTGTTTATTCCAGCAGCTCTAATAGTTATAGGTGAAGTTGAATCAAAGCCCTTACCATCCGTCAATTTATAACTAAGCAAATTTGGATTATTTGATCTGAAGTTATTAATCATATTGAATAGAGCTGGAACTCTAAATTCAATAAATGTTGTATAGAGCCTACCTGTTAAAAGAAATGGATCTGGATTAAATCCTGGAGTATCTGTTCTATAAAAATTTATTGATGCAAGATTAATTACAACCTGGTCTCTTCTGTTAGCAAGTATTTCAAAAACTATTCCATCAAAATTGTCAAAATTAAATCCAGAAGCAAAGTGTATTTTGACCCTTTCGTAAACTATATCTAAATCTGGTGAAAAGGTCTGTGGTAATTGATTACTATTAGTAAGCTTAGGATCAACATCATTATATGGAACACCAACACTTGTATTGAGTGAAACATATTCGGTTCTTGCTGCGTTTATTGATACAGCAGAGATATCTGTGTGGTTGCCCATAGTTGCAGCAACAGTATCAGTATTGAAGAAATAAGAGCCATTAGTATGCAAGTCCCTCATTATCTCAATGGGAAAATCAGCAGTATTAAACGTTGTAGGATTGCTTTGATCAGCATAAACGTATTCTACTAATATATCATTTGTTAATTGAAAAAATCTAGACGACTCCATTAGGTTATTTATCTTTTAAAATTGTAGCCATCTTGGGCTGAAATTTAATCCAATACCAATGCCTGGCACAAATTTATTACTAAATGGATCATAGAACGCTCCGACATTAACCCCAAATCCTAAGTTTTTTCTATTCTGCATTCTAAACTTTCTAAGGTTTTCATCCTCCATAACTAAAACACCCTTAGCATCATTAAATGTGATTCCTGGATAATCAGTTTCTAAATCAACCCAAACTTCTCTAGTTTTGCGATCTTGCAATACAGATGCCTTTAGCCAAATATTTTGTTCTAAATCAATTGTGCTTGATGCAAAGTCTATTCCATTAGAATCGAGTCTAAACGGCGTGGTTACAGTTACAGATCTTGAGCTTGATTCGAATGTAGTATCTGCATTTATAACGATTGATGAATCATATTGCACACCATCTATAATTTTAACAGTATCATTTTTAACAATTGTCGTCGGCACTTCGACTATTTTCTCTTGTACTATTGTTCTGTATTCTACTACAGTCTTAGGCGGCTTAGACTTTTCAAATTCTAGATCTTCTGCTAATTCATCTAAGTTAAGTTCGTAGCCTCTAATAGAAGCTTTCATCATACCATTCTCATCCTTATAGTTTACAATAGTATCCTGTAATGCTAGTTGGTTATTTTTAAGCCTAGTAACTTCTTTCTTGTGTTGCTTCTTTAAATCATTTGATGAATAACATTGTTGCAAATTCATCATGATTAAAACAACAACAACTAAAAGCATAGTTGAAGTTAAAACCCTGGGATGTGTTAAGTTTTCAAATATCTTTTTCATGTTAATAATTTTGCTAGACTATCTACAGAAACTGCATCAGAGCCGTATTTTTCAGATAGCTGAGCTAAGAAGTTATTTTCATTTACTCTTAGCTCTTCTAGGTTTGAAAATAAACTATCTCTTTTTTCTTGTAGATCTTTTAGTTGCATTTCTATCTTATCAAACTCTGCATTTAGTGTGTTATACACTGCAAGCATACTTTTTAATAATTCTATTTCTTGTTGATTCATAATTTATTTTTACCCTTCCATAATATATTGGTATGAAAATTCTACATTGAATGGTCCGCCTCCTGTGAAGTCATCTCCAATAATTGGACAAAATGTAAATTGTACGTAGTCTGTATCATTCGTTTGGCCTATCCTAACAGACCCTAGAAAGTTTTGGGACGAATTTGTAATAGTGCCTGTTCCATATGCTTTAGTTATTGGGTTGAATAAAGATCTTATGGGAACAGCTAAGTCATTTGTTAAAACTCCCGAAGCTTGACCATCAGGTATCTGAAAAAATCCATGAACAGTAATACAATTACCTACTCTATTATATAAAGCCTTATAGCCTACAAAACGCGGTTGGGCAAGAATCGGTGCACTGGTAAATTCGTGCCTACCATGTTGTAATAGATTTGATGACGTACTACCTAACTGACCAATTGCGTTGTATGCTGTTAATATGTCGTGCCTTAAATTGTTGGAATCTGATGTTGTTGCACCAGATGAATTTAAAGCAAAATATCTTCCAGAGAATAAAGTCAGATCCTGGCCGGCGTTTATTGTAGTGTCTTCATCAGATGTTGTGGTCAGATTTCCAGATGAACTAGTTATTGTAAAGTCATCTCCAGAAGTTAATCCAATAGTGGTGCTAGACGTAGCAGTCATGGCACCACCTGTTGTAATGCCAAGAGTCGTTGCAGCTCCGATAATAGTACTAGTTACAGAATTCATAGCTATGGTTCCAGACGAGTCTATGTCTATTGTTGCAGCATCTAAATCTAAAATAGCAGTTGCATCTAATTTAATGTCACTAGCACTTGTTAAGATTATGTCTCCTGAAGAATTGGTTGTTATATCGATATCCGCTTGTGAATCAATTTGCACTGCATCGGCATCTATGTCAACAATATTAGATGCGGTAACGTTTAAGTCTCTTGAATCTAACGTAATATCACCACTTGCTCCATTATTTGTTAAAAGAATATCACCAGTATTATTTTGTAATACTATATCACCACTGCCGTTGTTGGTTATATTTGCACCAGCTGTCGTATCTACATCTAAAGTAGTTCCATTAAAATCAAGTATGGCTGAGCTATCTAGTACAATATTTCCGTTATTGTTGTCAATAGTTATGCTACCAGACCCAGTGTTTGTTATTGTAGTGCCTTGTGTAGAATCTACAGTTACAGTTTGTGCATCTATGTCAGCTGCACCATTGCTTGCAGTTATATTTACATTTGTATTTGTACTCTCTATAGTAGTTGCTTGCTGGCTTCTTATAAAATTAGAAACATTAGCAGTCATAAAAATAAACGATCCGGCTATTTGCGCATTGCCTCCTAGTACAGAAAAATCAGGAAGTGCAGATCCAGTAGATCCAAGTATTATTCTAGAACTAAGGTCTTGACTGGCTGGCAAGAATGCATTTAAAACAATTTGGGGCTGATTACTGCCACTTGTACTATTAGCATTTACTGTGAAATTATTCTCTCCGGCTATTCCATAATTAGTTGCAATAGTTCCTGTATCAAAAATAATGTCCTTTCCTGAATTAAATCTTTGACCTGTGTCGGTTGTAGCCATTGTTAATCCAGTCAGATCGTTCAGCGTTGCTCTTGTAGTCGGAGTTTTTGGAACTAATAAGAAAAATTTGTCGTCAGCTTCAAGCCCCATATTAACTAATTTGCTAATATCAGTTTGCTCAAAATCATCACCTGAATTTCCACCCATAAAAGTTATAGATGTTGCCGCAGAATCCATCTGGTGAACAAACATAGAAGTAACAGAAGAATCTATTCGCATTGCCATGTTATCACCAATAAGGCTATTTGTATAAGTGACACCTGTTCGTGTAGGACTTGTAGAGACTACACCACCTACCATTAGTGTAGGCACTGCTTCATTTGCAGCACTAGCTCCAGGTGGAATTAACCCGCCTGCACCTTCAGGCATTGGCTCTGGATAAATTACGTTTTGGTCGTTTATACTACCAGTATTAGCCGGTGTTGCCCCACCAAATCTTAGGAATCCACCACCAGGTCCTTGTGGACCGGTCGGTCCAGTTAAATTTACTGAAGTTGCAATCCATTGTGTGCCATTATAGTTCCAAACAGTTCCATTTGCTTGCAAATAATTGTCACCTTCTAAAACATCTGGAAATATTAAAGTATTTGGGTTCGTGCCAGGAGATCCGGCAGGATCTTCAAAGAATTGAGAACCTCTGACGCCACGCCCTCCGATAGGACCAACAGGTCCTTGTACTCCTCTAGGACCAACGGGTCCTCCACCATTTAAAAGTAATTGGTCAAAATTAAAATTAATCTTATCCGTAGCCTGGGAGATAGTGTCCGATGCTAAAAGTTCTCTTATTGTAATCGCCATTACTTTTATTTTTTGATTATCCTGACACTGAATCCAAATGATTCACTAAAGCCAAGTCTTTTGTTATATATTAGCCTTGTATCAAACGGGTTATTATTAAGTATTTTTGATGCAAAATTACCAGTTGGTGATAAATTAGCTAGTGATTTATCTGTATTTGACAGTTCAGCAGTAGTATAGTTATTAGGCACTTGTGTCCTTTCTGATTTTACGTATAATACAATGTCGTCTACCTTGTAAAGCTTTAACAAATTGTTAGTGATATATGCTCTAACGTCATCATCAATTGTTGATTCGTCTCCAAAACTAAATCCAGGCTTGATGTATTTTATAAATGTAGTTTTAACCGGTTCAAATAAAGCATCAATAAGTCTCTTTTGTATCAAAAGGTAAAACTCAATGCTCGTTTCGTTTTCGTTGAACATATAAGTGCCACTCACTAGACCGGTATCAGCTATTGCATTTTGATCAAAAACGCTTGGTGTAAATGTTTCTAGAGTTATTTGCTGTGGTATTTTTAAATATTTCGATCCAAAGAATGAAGGCTTCTCTACCATTGATCTAGTTCCAATAATTGACGCAGTTGAACTCTTATCAATGCTCTTTCTAAAATAAGCAGGTTCCCAGTTAGAAGAAAATATGTAAAAGTCTCTGTAGTTAATAGCCACCTCATTCACGAGTGGATAAAGGCTTTGAAATGCTCCATTATCAGACAATTCTAGTATTGATGATGGATCTTCTACATTAACTTTGTGATAAAAGAATCTGCTAAGCTGTCCGAAGAATGCAATATCTGGGTTAAATTGTGTATTTTTGTAACGCATTTGGCTAAGCACTGCTAGCTTATATGCTTCATCAGGCACTACTTTACCACCAGTTGACCCGGTATCACTTCCAGTGGTAGGCTGTTCAAAATCTATATCAATGTATGGATCCTGATAAAATATCACAGGTCTTGCAAGAGGCTCATATTTACCAGAATGCCTAGCTATAGGAGTGACATTAGGGGATTGTTGTAAACTTAAGTTAAATCCAATGACATCTACTAAATTAAATATTGTAGGCTTGTCAGGATCTGGAACTACAGATAAGTAATTTGATTTTAAAATATCGTCAGGTGCTCTAAACTGTATTGTAAACGTCTGTGCCCGTTCTCCATTAGCTTTTCTAATAGGATTTCCATTAACATCGATAGTCTCGTATTCAATGTCTGGCGATCCCGCGTTGACTAGTCTAAATATTTCAGCAAACGATACTTCTCTTAGTAAACTAATATATTCTCTGTATCCTCCACCAATAATTGTATACTCTGCATTACGAAGTTCTATATTATTAGGCTCGAACGTTGGTACAAAGTATGGATTACCATTTTTAGTTACCTTATCACATATCAATTTATCATCTGTTAAAACTCTAGTTATCTCAGATATTTCATATATGTCACCATCAACTGTAAACCTTATAGGTGTAAACTTTCCATCTAAACCAACTCGTATGTCTCTTGTAAACTTCGTTGGAACCCCATTTATATCTTCTTGTCCTACTATTAGTATTCTGCTAGGATCTGGGTTTTGGCCTGTTCCAGATTTACGGAAACTTATGGCACCTTGCATTGTGTTATCTTTAAACTGAAGGTCGCTTGATGTATTAAAATCAAGTTCACATGTATCTTCATTGTACACAAACCTATTTTCTGCAGAATATAGAGTTGTTCTGTCAATAGATTGGTCATTGGCATTAAGGCAAAAATCTTTAAATGATAGGAAAACAACCATCACTATGGTTTTCCATTTTTCATTTTTTATAAACTTTATTTGAGTCTTGCTTTTATCTGCAACATTTACAGCCATCATAGCCGAAAACTTGTAGTCATTAAAACTACCATCTCTAACGTAAGCTATTTTATTAGCATTAAAGTTTACTTCCTCTTCTATTGATGCTTTTTGTTTTGCAGTTATCTTAATACCCCGAAGAAATGTTTCTGCAAAATTATTAGCATCTCCACCTCTAAATCTACCATATCTTAGCTGTCTATCAATTATATGAATCTTGTTATCAACAACAAATTTGTCTGCAATAAAGTATTCGTCAAAATAATTACGTGTTATATCCTGAAAGGTTCCAGGTATGTAATCAGTATTTAGGAGTGGGTTTATTTCAATAGAATCTGTCGGTACTTTATCAAAATAACTCCAAGATTCTTGTATTGCGTTGTCTCCAAAATAGTATGGAAATTTAGAAAGGTAATACCATTCATGAGAAAATGCCACTGGCTTTTGTCCAAACTCTCTTTTACCAGGCGCAAAATCGTGTAAGCCAAATGCCAAGCTCAAAGAAAGTCTATAAGGTTGGTTTCTAACATTTCGGCCATCTTGATAATAAGCCCACTTATTTATGAATGGTGCAATTCTTGAAGCTATAGCTTGCTGCTTTAAAAAGTTTTCTTGGAGGCGATCATATTCTGAATCTATATTAGTATCTAGGTTTTCATCTGGGCTCGGTTCGCCTAATAATCCATACAGATTTGAAAATCCACCATTATTATAGAAGTCTCGTATATCAGGATTTGTAGATATTCCTTCATATTGAACAGGTAACACACCAGGCTTTTCTTCATTGTAATGCAACTGTTCAAAATCAAGCTCTCCTAAGTCGCTGTATTCTTCAGCATAGTAGTCAAAATCAAAGTCTTTTACTGGAAAGAACGAGAACCTACCAAATGTAGGTTTAAAATCTTGGTAAAGTGCAACCTGTCCTGATGTTGAAACTTTAGCACCAGGCTCTTTCAGGGTTATGACACGATACCTGTCATTTCCTGTATATCCAATTATGTTTTTATCAGAATCTAAAATAGGATCCTCTAAATATGCAGTTGAGTCTTGTATTTGAACAAATCCGCCCTTGGACTGTACATAATTACCTGGAGTAAATCTATCTTGATCTCCAGCTTCTACTCTTAACCTTGCATTTTCAAAGTTATTTCCGCCTACGAAATTTGCAGTAAAGGAATTGTCTTCATTTAAACTTGGTATTGTAGATATATCAGCATCTGGATATGCGTCAAAGTTTATGCTGGCTTTGTGTCTATTAAATCTATCACCTGAAAATAGCATCTTGACATAAACCTTATTTCCAGAAGATGATGCCTCAAAAAACCTTTCATTTCTAGATATGCCTAGATTTATAGCCTTAACGATAGCCCTTGCCTTATCAGCAAGTTCTCCATCAGGATTAAATAAATTTTCAAAATTAGTTCCAGGACCATTAGTTTTTGAATCATCTGCAGATACCTGTCCAACAAAATCAGTTCCATCAAAGAACTTTATTGTCAATCCAATTGGTATATCCCCATCAATAGAAAATTCAAATATAGACTTTCCTTCGTTTTTTAAAAGTTTTGCAGCCGCAAAGGTATCAGGTATCTTATAGCCAGTAAACTGCGAGATATCTACTTTTTTATCAAATAGCCTAAGAGTATTCTTTTTGTATAGAGATCCCTTTTTTATCGTATGAAAGTTATGCGCTTTGTCCTTGACATAGAAAATAGAATCTACACTGTCAACTCTGTCTTTAGTAGGTAGTCCTGTTGTGGTTGTTACACTTGTGGGATCTACATATAAAAGAATGCCATTAGGGTTTTGTAGATCTAGTTTTGTATTTAATTTGTCTGATACCTCGTTTACAGATTTGATCTTAGGTGTTTGTAATGATTCTGTTCCTTTATAGAAGGCTTCACCATCTAATTCAAAAGATCCCTCCTCTTCACTGTTTACATATAGCCCGAAATATCTGTTTAAACTATAATCTTCTGCATTGTCATCTGAGAATAAGAACTCTAGGTTTAGCAGGTTTGCGCACACAACCTTATTTCTCTCAAATCCTTTAGTGTAAAAAAACTCTTCCTCTAGTATTGTAGAGTCTTTGGTCACCAAATCTTGGTATGAAAATTCACCGGCGCTTGTAAAACCTCCATTCTTAAGAGATATCCCATTCCACAATATCGGCTCATCCTTTCTCCATGATACTGTAAGTGGAGCCTCTGGAAAACCATTCTGAAATCTGTAATTCCTAATATACCTGCCAATTGGTGAATTTACTGTTAGATCAAATGTTTTTATGGCTGTGCAATTCTCTAAAACATTTTTAGTAAAATCTTCTGAAGTTTGTGCATCGTCTTTGCCATCTAGTGCATTTGCTGCATCTAGATTATTGACAGCAGCCGGGTCGTCTAGTCTAAATATGACGAAATAATCTGGTATTTGCTCATCTAGCCAAAGAGGAGCTAACATTCCCAAATCCTGGGTGTAAACTTCAGACCCTATAGATCTTGTTCCAGATGCATAAAACATCTCGTATTGTTCTCCGTAATTAGCTAGTACTGAAGTTCTAGAAAAAATGGTTTTTACTTGGTATGCTAAATTTGATGGAAACGCTCCATCTGCATAAAATCTATATAAATCCTTGTCGTAGGTCGAAAGGTCTGGATCAACCTTGAATGACTTAAACCGCTTTTTGCTAAGTTGTTCATTAGCATCAAAAGATTCTAAGTATACATTTTCCTGATCAGTAACAATCTTGATATTAGTTGTTAACTTAGGATTTGTCCTTAGTATATTATAAGATGTCTTATCTAGAAGACGCACCGCCATGTAAGCACATTTTTTTTATTTATCGACAGTGCTACTGAGTTTAACCATCATTTAAAGACCCTGCACCTAAAGAGTTTAGTGTAGAACCAAGATCATTTAAACTATTATTAATAGTAGCAGATGGGAAGCTATCAGTGTTTAGGTTATCAGATCTGAACTTAGCAAAAACCTCGATATCAAACTGATATACATCATTCAATGAAGGATAAACATCAAATCCTATTTTCTTAGCATAAGTCAGGTTTGTAGTTGCACCGGTGCTATCACCTGCGATATTACCAGAACCTCCAGTTCCAACTCCACTATAGTCAGTCATTCTATATTGGAAAACCAATGGAACATTTAGTGAATTTTGGCTGCCAAACTCCACTGTCTTTTTAGAAGTAGTTGCGTCTCCTGAAACCTGTATATTTTCATGATCATCTGAGCTTATAAACAAATATGATCCACAAGATTGTTTACCTAATAGGTATTGATCAAATGTATCAAAACTAGTTTTTACATTTCTAGAGTAATCTGCACCACTATCGATTATCGCAAGCGATGGACTAGATTCAAACGTCTGAGCTCCAGCAGGAGATGTTAGAGATGATGGAAAGTTAAATCCAGCTGTTGCAGATGTAGGGAAGTCAACAACATCTTCGTGTAAAAAGATATTTT